CTTTTTACAGTGTTGTAAACATCCAATGCTTTGATGACTTCACCTGCCGAATAGGTTCGAGAATACATCTTTACCTATTCTGGTATAAAAAAAAGTGTCCCAACACAAAAACGCAAAACACTCTAAACCTTGATGAAGGTGAAGAAATTTCACCTTCGTGGCTAAAAGAAAACCAAAACCTTCTCGCAATGTTGAGGTTATTTGTTCACGCAAACAGGCGTTTTGAAGAGACCGGTCAAAAGCTTTTCAATATTCTTCCTATTTGTAAAATCAAACCACATTTCATTACCATAGATACATCGTCCATGGTTCCTCTTTTGAAAGAAGTTGACGTGATAAAAACGAATAACCCAAAAGAGGTTGATAGTACATCTCTTTGGGAAAGTTTTATAAACATTTCCAAGATCAAGACGTCGAGATTGACGTTTACAGGTACTATAGATACAGATGGAGTTGCTATCAATGTCCACTTTGAGAGACCAAAAGCAGTTTCAATAAAAGACGATAAACTTGACCTTATAGGAAAAAGACTCATGGCTGTTGACCCTGGACGTGTGAACATTTTTACAATCGTTGAAAAAATGACAGACAACTCTTTCAAAGAGTATGTATTGAGAAGAGGCCATTATTATAAGGCTTCGGGAATAACGAAGGCAAAGAAAAAGACAGAGTCATGGCATAAACCCATTCAAGAAGAACTAACGGCACTTTCGTTGAAAAGCCCAAAATCTCTACAATTGATCAACTTCCATGAATACCTTGTAACTGTAAAGAATGTAGAAGAACGCCTTTGGGAACAGTATTTCCAAAGAAAATGGAGAGATCAAAGATTGCGATTGTATGGAGGGAAAAAACGGACATTTACTAAATTTTTTAATAGTTTAGGTTTTGACCAAAATACAATAGTAGCCTTTGGAAGTGCCAAGTTTGCGCCAACTGGTAAAGGAGAACTCTCCGTTCCAACGACAAGAGCGTACAAGGAATTGTCATACAGAGTAAAAACATTTCTTGTAGACGAGTTCAGGACATCGAAGGTACATTGGAAAGATGACTCTATTTTACAAACTGTGGCTCGACAAAAAGAAGGTAATGGCTACGAAACGGTGAGGGGCTTGTTATGGTGTTGTTCCACCAAATCCAACGAGTTTGTAAACCGTGATACCAACGCCGCCATTAATATTTGGAGATGTGGGATGATGTATCCACAACGTCCAACCTCTTTGACAAGGATTCGTGGTCAAGAACGAATCAACCAAACAAGAGGCAGAATCATCCCAAGATAAAAAACGCCAGGAGGTCCGTAAGGACGAGTTCTTGGCATAGGAACGGTTAGATTGGATCCTAGGATCTGGCCGTTCCATACACTCGGTAAGAACCAACATTCAATGGACAGGCATCTTTGAGTTGTTCAAAGGTGTAACAAAATTCGTTGGTCGGAGTGTATGGCACCAACACGATGACGGCGATGCGGACGCTTTATAAGGATGGTGGCATCCGTCGTTTCCATAAAGGCCTAGGACCCGCTCTTATACAAGGCCCATTGAGCCGTTTCGGTGATACGGCTGCGAACGCAGGAACATTGTCGCTCCTCGAAAGTTATGACATTCCTATTTGGATAAAGACATTTGCGGCGTCATTGGCAGCTGCATCTTTCAGGATTTTCCTCATGCCGATCGATACTCTGAAAACAACACTTCAGGTGGATGGGAACAACGCCATCGATACCCTCAAAACAAAGATGAGCAAACAAGGTATTCGTGCATTGTACCATGGATCCCTGGCCGCATCCACCGCAACATTCGCGGGACACTACCCATGGTTCACGACATATAGTTACTTGAATATTCACTTGCCCGAATACAACGATACGCTCTCCAGGAAGCTCGTCCGTAGTGCGTTCATAGGATTCTGCGCTTCTCTTGTTTCAGACTGCTTTGCGAATTCCTTTCGAGTCGTGAAGACCACGCGCCAAACATCCAAAGAGCCGCTTGGATATATCTCCATCGTGCAGATGATCGTACAAAAAGATGGTGTCATGGGACTCCTTGGAAGGGGGCTGGCGACCAAGATCATGACGAATGGGCTCCAAGGACTAATGTTTAGCGTGGCTTGGAAACTCGCCCAAGAGCAATACAAAGCGCCCAAAAATCATAAAGAGTAATAATAAATGACAGGTCTGATCGCGGCGATAATCGTATGTGCTTTTGCGTTGATCGTAATTTTGATTATGAATTATGGCGTGTGGAAGGTGGAAGAATGGGAGAATAAATCACCAAAGCTAGCATGCATTTATGCGTATTATGAGAAGAATGATGAATACAAAGAGAACTTGCTATATTTTCTCGAGAATGGCATATTAGACCACGTAGACTATCATTTTGTGATGAATGGTGACTATAGTGTGTCAATTCCTAACAGGAGCAACGTACATATCATCGAGAGACCCAATATCGGATACGATTTTGGAGCGTGGTCGCATGCCCTCGCCAAAACAAACATGTCTCGGTATAGCCATGTGTTCTTTATGAACACGTCTGTGCGAGGGCCTTTTATGAAGGATGGGTCTCGTGATTGGACGAAGCCTTTTCTAGAGCTGTTTAGAGATGACGTAAAACTAGTGGGTACTACGATCAATATAATGAATCTTGCATCGAGCGATATGAGTATACGCCAACATGTTCCATGTGTAGATGCGCAAATGGTATGTCCACACGTACAATCGATGTTTTTTGTGCTCGATCGGGAAGCTCTCGCATTTCTATTGTCCAAGAATTTCTTCGATGAAGAGGAGATCATCAAGCTTGACTTTCATCAAGTGATAGGAAAGAAAGAAGTTGGAATGTCTTATCACATTTTGCAGAATAAATGGAATATCGCGAGCATACTTCCCGAATATCAACACATGGATTATCGCATGGTAAGAAAAGATATCAATGGCACATCACATTCCGGTGATGGCTACTATGAGAACGCGTGTTTTGGAAGAACGCTTCATCCATACGAAGTTATATTTTTCAAGACGAATCGTTTACCATTACCAAATGACGTGTGAATAAAACGTGTTGTAAGAATAAAAAGCAATGAGTCAACTCGTATGGGCGAGCATGCATGTCATCACACCAATCGCGTTCGCAATCGTGATCAACTCGATCATCTTTACGAGTGGATGGACCGATCGCGGCAAAGACAAAGAAAAAGAGGACCCGATCGTGGACTACTTGCCGCCGGGTTGGGTTATTGGCATGGTGTGGATATTCATCTTGGGTTTGCTAGGGTATGGAGCATGGTTGGTCCGCGAAACCATCGCGGTTTATATCATGTTTGTATTCGTCATCGTGTACTGTCTGCTGTACCCATTTTATACCGCAGGATTGCAGCAGAGCATCGGTAGATACATGAATGCTGTCGCGCTTTTCTTGTCCCTGATCCTGTTGTTTTGGGTGCTTGGATTTGCTAGACGCTGGAACGTACTGCTATGTGTGGCGCCTTTGGTGGCCTGGGTGGGTTATGTGAACATCGTGCAACTATTTACTTTACCGCTCTGAAATAATATAATAATCTAATAGTGTAGATGTTCCGAACGTTTTTACAGAGTAATCAAGAAAACGCGATATTCATACAGGGAGCGCGCAATAACGACTCGAACCTGCCGATCGCTTCGGTGGTTCTGCAGAACTTTGACGTTGATTCCCGCAAGATATACAACATGGGTGCCGTATCGGTCGTTGATCATTTTGGGAATGAGATGAATGGCTTCGGGGATGTCATCATAAGGACGACAGCGGATAGCTCAAACTTGACGGAGAGAATGCGGGTGATGTACAACGGAGATGTCATGATCGGCGGCACCTATAGCAATGCTCATTTGAATGTGGCACGCGATGTTTATGCGGCCGGTTATTGTAACTTGTTGACTTCGGAGCTCCTGGTATCGGATCATAAAGCGGCGAGTGCGGCGTTGGTGACGACGGTGAATGATACGGCGGAATGGGCCAGCAATATCGCCCAGGGCTTTTACGAATTACAGACATCGGGTGGAGCGATCGGGGGCAGCTTGAGCGTGAATGGCGCTCTCGAGATAGGGCGCACGGATATTCCACGAGCGTTTACGATGGATCGAGGGTTCACGTGTGGTGATTTCATGATGCGTCCGCAGTCGATGGTACGTACCGAAGATGACACAACGACTTTGAGTATCATGGTTCATTGGAATCCTGTGATCACGAACCCTGGCCGTTGTTACATCATAGCGGATGTATCGCAATATCTTGCAAATAATATCGAGATGGGGTACACATGCAAGCGTGTGAGCATACGTACCAGCAATAATAAAATCGAGTGGACGCAAAAGCTAGCGGCCGTCGGCAGCATAGAGATGACGTCTTCTTTATGGTTGGGTGAAGAGGCATCAGCGTCAAATACGCTATTACTCACATCGGGGACGACATGGACGCCGGAAGACCCTTTCACACATAGCATGAAAGTGGATATTGTATATTATCCGCCAAACATGACCAATGTGTATTTAGGTGGGGTTTCGTCCCCACACGACGAAGAGTGAGGGAAGCCTGGATCGGGTCTATTTTGGGGTTTCGTCCCCACACGACGAAGAGTGAGGAAGCCTGGATCGGGTCTAATTTGGGGTTTCTTAGTGTAGCACGATGAGGATATAAGAGGAGAAACTGAGTGGGAATGTGCAAGGCGTTGTTCATGCTACGACGAGGAAATAAGAAAAGACGCATGACATCTTTCATTTATCAGCGTATAACTCGCAGGTGGTCAGCCATATCGTGCACGGATCTCGGCATAGGACATTCCTTGTTCTATATCCCGGAACATTTTATCAGCTTCTTTTTGGAGATGCGTGGTAAGCTCCGGGTCTTTTCCATGAATCTGCACGATGAAATGTTTCAAGTCATTCTTTGCTTGGGGCGTAAATGCAGGAGATGGGTCTTGACGACGTGGCGTTGAACGACCGGTACCCATGAGGGGTTCCGCTGCGGGGTTTCGTCCCCGCTCGACGAAGACAACAGAATGAGAAAGGGGGTGCGCTGTGGGGATAACGGAGAGGATAAGGAAGAGTTGTTTCTTGCGTTTTGTACTAGAAGCGCCAATCAAATTTTATGTGGTTGTATGTGGTTGTGATAGAAAAATGATAGGGCGGCTATTGTAGCATTGCCAACCATGTGTCCAGGTTGTATTTACAATCCATATTCAGAAAGAACCCATGTTTGAGCGCCTTTTCATAAGCGGATACCTTTTTTTTCGCGGGAGACATCTTCGTTATCAGAGACCGAGTCGCTCTCAGAATCTTTGAGTTTTGGATCATGAGAGTTGAACATAGCTTTGAACATTATGGCTTTTAGAATACACTACTAATATACTAAACAACAATCAATTTTTGAGGCGTTTGCAACAAGCGTTCTTTTCCTCTGTTGTCTTCGCGCATGGGGATGTGCAAGGCGTTGCTCATGCTACGCTACGGACCCCCATTGTGGACCCCATTCCCGGCTTTCCATCTTTCTTCGTCGTGTGGGGACGAAACCCCACAGCGGAACCCCCCACCACTATATAAGGCGATATCGTGTATAAAAAACAATGCCGCTCATCAGCTACATTTCTATTCCTGTCGTGAAGAATGATGGATCTGTCGAATACGTTCGTATTCAACTTGATAAAAATTATAACAATCCTGATAATGTGAACGATATGATGAATCATGTATCTTTCCTGAGTTTAGCGACGGGAGCTACGAGAGGTCCCAGGGGCTTTGAGCGGGATTAGCTCGGGTTTGTAGTTTTTGACGGTAGTGGCTAGAGCAAACATAGAAACTGCATTGATCATGTAAAGCACCGTCAGGACCCATGCAAGGACCTTGCAATGGCCGTATACGGTGCAATTGACGATATATGCACCAAGGAAGAATACCAACATGATCACAAGACCAGCTGGCCAAATGCTCGGCACGGCCATGACGACAGCGAGTGCAAGGATGATGCCGGTGAGAGCAACGATGAATGCGGTGAGGGACATGGTGACGCCAAAAACCGTGACCGTTTTCATTTTATACTAAGTTAAGATTTTTTTGTTTCGTCTATCAAATCATGTGCGACGTTGCAATATTTTAATATGATATAATTATAAATATGAGTAGCAGTAGCGCATCCTCATCTGTGGATGAACAAGACCCGGCGAGCATCGCAAAATGCATCCGAAAGGTCAGCAACATGGCCGTGATGAAGCCGGCTTATATCATAGATAACAAAGCGTTTGATTCTAAGATGTTGTCTTTGGTGCTCCCCCGGGCCGCTCCAAAGATACAAGCGCTCTTGACAAAGATCAAGGAGCTGGACGACCGTGATATGCGCAAAGAAGGAAAGGTTTACAAACATATGATTTTTAGTGATAGCGAGTCGAGCAACCATGGTGCAAAACTGGTGGCATCTGCTATGGCGTCTGTGGGATTCACGCCTGCTTTTACTCATAGTCTTACGATGAAGAGCAAAGGTGTACTGGAGGAGACGAAACAGCGAAACTTCGGCCTACTGCTGAGCAAACCTTTTGCCGAAAAGCCGATGAACACCAAGTTCAAGAAAGAGATGTTGGCGATGTACAATGAACGCCCTGATAACATTCATGGTGAAAACATACGGTTCATCATCCTCGACCAGGGCTTCAAAGAGGGTATCGATTTGTTCGATGTGAAATACGTGCACTTGTTTGAGCCATTGGTATCAATGGCGGATGAAAAACAGGCGATCGGTCGTGGAACGCGTTTCTGTGGGCAAAAGGGCCTCGTGTTCCATCCGCGTTTCGGTTGGCCCCTGTATGTGTTCCGTTATGATATCAAGTTCGATGAGGTGCTCCAGGGTGCGCAGACGATGTTCGAACTATACCTAAAATACAGTGATATCGACTTTCGTAAAGTCGTGTTCGCTGCCGCGCTAGAGGGCGTTGCGATCGAGAGTGCCGTGGATGCTGAGCTGACGCATGCGATCCATTCGTTCAGGATCGATCAACCGCCTCCCGCAGTGACCCCGAAACTCGTGGCGAGCGCAAGCTTGGTTGGGTCTCCCGCAGGCGGTGCTGTCACCCGGTCTGTTACCAAGTCGCCGGTGCCTCCTGGAAAGATTATGACGTTCGCCCAGATGCAACGCTATATGCAAACTTTCAAACGATTCAAGTATCCCGAGGCCAAACTAGAAAACAAGTGTGTCGATGGTGGTCCTCGGCCAAACGGAGCTGGTCTGCTTACTTTCACGCCATCTCAAGACTTTATCCGTCATTACTTCCAGCCGTCTTCAGCTTATAAGGGCTTGCTAGTGTTCCATAGCGTGGGTACAGGCAAGAGTTGCACGGGTATCGCTACGGCGACGACGAGCTTCGAGAAGGAGGGCTATACGATCATGTGGGTGACGCGTCATACCCTGAAAGCAGATATCTGGAAGAACATGCTCGTCAAAGGCATGAGCTGCCACGACGGTTTCCGGGAAAAAGGCGATGCCATGAAATACCCCGCGAAGATATCGAGTCCGATGCGCTATGTCTCCCAACAATGGATCGAGCCCATGTCCTACCGTCAATTCAGCAACATGCTCGAAAAAGGCAACAAGTTTTATGAAAAGATCGTCGCTAAGAACGGGGAGAAAGATCCCCTACGTAAGACGCTGCTCATCATCGATGAAGCGCATAAGCTTTACTCGCCAAATGTGGTGGGCTCCGAGAAAGCAGACGTGGGTATCTTGGAACAATGGATCGATCATTCTTACAAGACCTCGGGCAAGGATAGCGTGAGAGTCATGCTGATGACAGCAACCCCATATACCGATGATGGCATGGAAATGGTCAAGCTGCTGAACCTTCTGAGAGCTGATAAGCTTCCTACCGAATTTGATACATTCTCGAAGAAGTTCTTGAATGATGATGGGTCGTTCACCAAGGCAGGTTGGTTCAGGTTCAGGGACCAGATCAGCGGCTATATCAGTTACCTGAATCGCTCCCAAGATGCCCGCAACTTCTCGCATCCGACGATTGAAAATATTCTGGTGCCTATTTCGAAATCTGGCAAAGAAGCACCATCGAAAGTCCATGACGAGAAAATCAAAGATATCGCTGGTACGATCAAACAACTGCGAGAGGCAATGAAAGAGAAAGCCGCGCACGTCAAGGAGGAATTGGCAGCAGTGAAGAAACACTGTCAAGAGGAACAAAAAGAACGGATCGCCGACTGCAAGGCAGAAGCGAAGAAAGACTACGATGCGGGCATGGAGCGCGCAAAGACACGAAAAGCAACCGCGGTAGAAAAGTGCCAGAGCCTACCCGTGAAGGAGCGAAAGGGCTGCAAAGATGATGCACAAACCACGTACACGTCTCAGGTAGATGGTGTCAAAGAGAAAAAGGCTAGTAAGCTGATAAGCTGCAATGACCTCAAGGAGACATGTGCAGCCGACAAACAAGAAAGAATCGCAGCTGTCACGAAAGAAGTGGATGACGTAAAACGCAAAATTCAAGAACTAAAAGGCGAAAAAGGCGAAACGCGTAATATTCTAAAAGAGTTCCGGGAGAAGAACAAAGAAATGATGACGAATATCAAAGACTTCGCGGCTGAAATCAAAAATTCCCGTTACGAACTAGCCGGCCTCAAAAAGCGTGTAGAGGAAGCCAAGGCGGCGGCGGAGGCGGATGATAGCAAAGCAAAAAAAGATGAATTGAAGAAGGCGCGTGCCGATGTCAAGAAAGCGACACAACGCATCAAAGACCTGCGCGCCGATTCGACCAAACTCAGGAATACCAAGCTCGCCGCACGGTTGGAGGTAGGGCGTGGAAGCATCGGTGATGTCTCCGTAGAGACCGCTCTCAATAAGAAATGTCTCAAGACTAAGTAGTATGAAGGCGGGGGAGTCGTACTGGCGCTCCTGGCGGCATTGTCTTGGTCATGATCGTGGTCGGTGCTCTGCTCACCGTAGCGAATGAGTAGCACGCATATAAGGAAATGTCTTGGAAATAAGAGTAGTCATGAGTGTCCTGGTAAAGAAGTTCTTCACGAAAGAAGATGTCTTTGGTATCCATAAGATATTGGGTGTGACGTGTCTCTCGCATTTTGCCTATCGCATCTATAATATCGCGACGACGGGCGATAGTGGCCTGATCCACGATAAGTTATTGTACGTATGGATCCTTCTGCATATGGCCTTGAGTGGCACGAGCCTCATGTTTCATATCCCGCGAAATAGGGTAACAAAGCGGCCTATGATCTATCCAGAGTTCCGGCTACATAGCATTCTCTTCGCGTATCGGAGCTTGCTCGTGATGGCGTTCTTTGATGTGATGTGGGTGCGGTGTTTGGTGACTCTGGGCACGGTAATCTTGGCGGATATGGTTACCAAGTACTATCGAGCGCAAGATACGACCATGCGGGGCATGCCGTATGGTGATAATGTACCTACCTGGTTTCGCCGGCAGTTGAATGTGTTTTATAGTGTGAGTCAGGTACTAGCAACGATGAACATGGTTTTTGCCAGGCGACTCGACGTTCCTTTTATCGTATTATTTCCTATTCAAATCGCCGCCTTTTTGATGACATGTGTGCGAAAAGGGGTTCTCGCAGCGAATGGTTGGCATGTGCTGTATACGGCGGCGTTACTCTTGAACTATTGGCATGGTTGGTGGATCGGCGGCGCGGGGAGGCTATGGGTGGTAGACATCATGACAAACGGCATACCACCGTTCTGGAAGATCGCGTTGATTTTTAGTGTATATCGCTTTTATTATAACATCAATAAGTACATGTTGTGGTGTCCCATTATTCTATACGCATACAACAATGCCTAATTTTTATTTCTACTTTATTAGTAAATGTGGTGGATCGCATTGCTTATAGCCAGCTTCGTGAGCGCAGGTGTGACATATGCTTCAGCGTATCCTAGTTTTCAGAAGCTCCCAACGTGCAAAGAATACGTTAAAAACACATATCTTTATCTGATGACCTTTGTCATCATCATGTGTTTCCTGGTTGTCGCCATGGCTGCGTACAAACTTCCCGCGAGCATCAGGAAGCAGTTCGAAGGAAATATCGTGCTGGTGATAGCGACGGTGATCGTTTATCTCTTGGCCTATATCGGCACATTCTTGGCGATCTTGCTCGTCGACAAGAAACACCTAGCCCTGAAACACTTCCTGGCTCTCTTCTTCATCATACTCTCAGCAGTGATATACCAGTTCTTGCTCGTGGAGTTCGGAGGACAGGAGATGTTGATCTCACTGGGAATAACCGTCGCGGTATTCGTGATCCTTTCTATCATGGCGTTTAAATTCCAGGACCTGCTGACATCACGCGTCTCTATGGCGTTTTTGATCATGTTCGTGGCGGTCGTGATCATCGAGCTGGTGGTGTCGATGTTTGCACCATTCTCGTGGTTTGCCAAACTGATCACGCTCGTGGTCATGATGTTCATAGTGTATATCGCTATGGTTCATACCAAGAGGATGATCGAAAACTCAAAAACCTGCGACAAAGATGGTGGACCGGATTATGTACGTGAGGCCATGTCCTTCTTCGTCGATATGAAGAATATCTTCATCAGAGTCCTGAGCCTTCGTCGGTAATAGGCTCGAAAACATGGGCGTCAAAGGTGAACTCATGGGCGTCTTCGTACCGCAAGTTATGTGCGTAAACGATCCCTAGCCCCTTGCGTGGAAGATCGTAAAATTCTTTTTTTTCGACCGCATGGATATGAAAGTTGCCATCGTTCATGGGATGCCAATGGTCACCGGTGTGTTTTGGTAGGTAAAGCGCAGATTGCATGTAAGCCACGACGTGCTCATCTTGAATGTCCGTGTCTTTATAGAGAAACATCTCTGGTTCAGGAGCGATGTTATAGTGCACGGCACGGGCGTGTGTGATGCTTGGAAAGCCGATGACATACCAATGGCGCTTGTTTTGAACGCTGACGGTCTTGTTGCCCTGTTTTAGCGTGTAAATCATATGATGTCATTCATCATTGCGTGTTTATATGTGGGGTTCCGTCCCCACACGACGGGGGTACGACAATTTGTTGAAAGACATATAAGGAATCAAGAGTCAACGAACACAGAATTTCTGATGTACTATATAAATGTGTTTCGGAAAAGCCTGGTCAGCGCTTTCGTTTGCTTTTTTGACAGGTACGTCACTCGCAGGTTTATACTATCACATACCTATTCGTATTGTCTTGGGCACGTCATTCTTGGCGATAAAAGAGCTCATCCAAGTGTTGCTATATCATCATCTTGATGCATGTACGGATATGAATAAGTTCCTGACGATCGCGGCGTGGATACATATATCGTTTCAACCGCTCTTCATGAACCTGTTCATAAGCGCGTTTAGCGCCAAGCCCAAGATGTACGATGTACCACTCGCTATGTGTTTGATCTTTGCCATAGCAAATACGTTTCGTCTCAAAGATTTACATGGCGGCAAACACCCGCAATGTGTTCCTCACATGCGAAAGAATCTGTGTCGACCGAGAACGTGTAGCACTCCTGGCAGACATCACCTAGCATATGGGTTTGCTCTGAATAGCGCAGATGAAACCGGATACACACCGAGCTTATTCGCATACTTTCTCCTCATGTTTGCTCCTCCCCTTATCATAGGAGATTGGCTTCTTGGCATCATAAACATTACCGTCGCAATCATGTCATTCACGCTTGTCGCACATGATTCTGGCGAGGCATCTGCGATTTGGTGCGTGAATTCCATGTGGATCGCGTTCTTTGCCATTTATTACATCATCAAAAACCGTTTATGAGTGATGATAGTATGGGGCGAAACCCCATATAAACGGGCGGGATCTCTGCGGGCGAACTTGCATTTATTTCCAGAGTGGTTCGTGGTCAACGTCACCCACGTGGGGTCAAAGGGTTCACGCCATGTGCGCTGCCTGGAGTCCTGAAGCAGTCAATGACGTCAAGTTTCGCCCTTGGTGTGTTGTGAGCGGTCATGGCACGCGCGCGTTTGGACAGGACGACAAATATGGCAGCGTTGTGTAAGAGCATGGAGCCGGAGTTGACGGTGATTCTCAGTGGAGACTGTGCGCACTGTATATCATTTGCGACGCAGTTCAAGGAGTATCTCGAAGCACAAGATTCTTGCAAGAAACATCGTGTGAGGAGAATCATAGTAGACGATCTGACAGACACAGTAGTACGGGCATTGTTGGATGTGTGTGGTGTTCGAGAGCTGCCTGCATTGCTGCTAGGTGGCCAAGCAACTTGGAAAGTCCACACGGGTGAGGAGGCGTTCAACAAGATGCGGGAAGTTACATGCCGCAGCGCAGAGTCATTCTCAACCGCAGTCATGGGGACCCCGCTGCGAGAATTGGCACGCAAGCAATGCCAGGCAGCAGCGTTACAGTCCATCGCACATAGTATATCGTAAAAACAACCTTTATAAGAGATAGTAGCACATCCCCTACGATGTGTTAAAAAAACCTCATCTCCCTATCTTTTCTTCGTCGTGTGGGGATGTGCAAGGCGTTTATAAGATGGTTTGCTTTTTTGTAAGAGACAATTATAAAGAATGCCCGACGCAGAATGTTACAAAACCACCACATTCACGAACTTGATCATCGAATACATCAAAGAAAACAAGGGGTTGTTTGCTTTGTATCTCGTGTTCCTTATCGTGATACCCATTCGAGATATATTATTACCTCATATGATGAGCGTGTTATATACCAAGATCATGAAGGAAGAGGTCATCACGAATACTATATTTGTGGTCTGTGGAATCGTCTTGTTTATTCAAGCAGGTTATTACTTGTCCGAATTTGTCGAGATACGGATGATGCCCGGTATACAAAAGTTTTTGCGTCGAAAACTGACGGCCCATATCTTCGAAAAGTATTCGTCCGAATACGAGGAGTTAGAGATTGCGGATCTCTTGGCGCGATTCTTGAAATTGCCCATCACCATGTACAACTTCATGGAACAACTGAAAGGTGCAGTAATACCTTCTATGTTGGTGGTATGTGTTGCTTGGGTGTACTTCATGTTCAAAGATGTTGTGCTTGGTGTATTGCTACTGATCATCACCGTGATATTCATATTCTTGGTCATAGATGCTCTCCAAACATGCACGAAGATATCCACAACGCGAGATAGAGACCTCAACCAGATTTTCACCCAACTCGATGACATCTTTAGAAACATGATGACAGTTTTGAGCTTCAATAACGTCGGAAGCGAGATGGATACTCTTGATGTCCTTCATGATGTCTATGCAAATAGCACATCTGATACAATCACGTGTGTGATGAAGCGCAAGTTGTTCACAACACCGGTCACTTTCGCTTTTATAGGTTTATTACTGCTCCGATGCTATTACAAAAGAAAAAATGGGATGATGGATATCGGTGAAATCATCGCATTAGTCGTGATCGCCTTTTTTGTCAAAGGGCATATGGATGGTGTCATTGGCAATCTGAAAGAACTCGTAAATCGGCTAGGAGTCATCAACTTCTCTATGGAGTTGTTTCAACGATGCGATTTTCCCAAGATCCCGTATAACGATGTTGCTGTGACGAACGAGGGGTTCAGCTTTCAAGATGTCAAGTTCTCTTACATACACGATGGAAAACCTCGGGTGATCTTTGATAACTTCAATCTCGTTTTGGAAAAGAACAAGGTGACAATGATCATCGGTAAGATTGGCTCTGGTAAGTCGAGTCTCATCAACTTGTTGCTGAAGTATCATATTCCGCAAGAAGGCGAGATCTTCTTCGATGGAGTGCCATATAGCTCTATAGAAGCTAACGAGATACGACGAAGGATCATGTATATTCCACAGAATCCCATCTTGTTCAATCGGACGATCTATGAAAACATTGTGTATGTTGGGCCGAGTAACGTGAGCGCAAGCAAAGAAACCGTCATCGAGCTGATCGAAAAACTGGGTATGCATGACTTTTTGCGCAAATTACCAGAGGGTCTCGATACGAATGTAGGGAAATATGGGTCGAAACTATCAGGCGGTCAGCGTCAAATCGTATGGATACTGAAAGTGATCTTGCTAAATCCCGAATACGTGATCTTGGACGAACCCACATCTTCCATTGATAAGTCCACGAAAGACATCGTGCGCTATTTGTTGGAATATGTGATGAAAGATAAGACCGTCATCATGGTGACGCATGATATGCATTTGAAATCACTCGCGGATCGAATCATAAGTCTCGATGAAGGTGTTATCACAAAAGATGTTCGCGTAAAGTATAATGATCACAGATAAGGTTCTTCGTTCGGGGTGCGTTATCAAAAATACTCATGATCATCGTCCTGTGATCGTACTGGAATGTCATCCTCGTTCATACCTCGTTGCGTTCCGAAGCGATCATCAGAAGCATCGCAGTATCGAAGTGTTCAATTTCAAAGACAAGAGTGTGAATGTGTGTGGGCATGTGTTATCAACATTTTCCATGAGCGAAGAGGGCTTGACGGAAACGATCAAAGGTGCCAAACATGTTACGTTCACAGGTCATGGGTTCGGTGGAGCATTGGCTATCTTTGCGAGCGCTTATTATTCGCATATGTTTGAAAACATGCACGTTGATTGTCATACGTTTGGAGCACATCCCGTGGGTGATGATCGTTTTGTAGAATGGTATAGAACAGGTGTGGGAGATAGTGCGAATATCGTCATGCCGTTCCATATTGCAACATGGCCCACACCATTCACGTTTGCTTCGTGTGCTGATCATGTTTTGCTAGATATGAACCCGTTGCAGAAATATGACATGGATACCTACTTGAGAGCCATGACACGGGAAAAAAACCGTCCATAAAGAGTACAAATGTGTGAAGTCCGAGTGATATTTCCATTTTCTAATGATAAAGTATTCGAAGAACTATGCCAAGAATATACCGCGACCATGAGAGGCGTGCTGCGTAATACGTTCGGCTTTGGAGATGTGAATGTGGTCAAGTTATCCTTCATGAATTATTGTGAAAAGTGTGTGCACGATAGCTTTCCATTCAATAAACAACTCGTCATTCATAATATATCACTATTGGACAAATTTGGATTTGGTCGGTATGTGGGGGCATTTTTCGATGTGATCATAAGTATCCCGAGTGGTAATCTCACGAATCATAGAATTTTTTATGGGATCGATGGAGAGATGACGCCGGCTCCTACGGCGGCTCCTACGGCGGCTCCTGCGCCAGTGCCATCCCCTGCCACAGAACAAACGCAAACTGTAAACATATTGGGACAAGAGCGACCCTTTGTGAAGCGCGGTCGTACAACGTACGTGAATATCGATGGCAAAGAATATACGCTCACCGAAGCACGCAAGCTAGAAGCATCTAGGAAACGATGATTTATATGGCGTTATAATAATGAATACTATCGATATTTGTTTGGGTTTTGTTCTGTTCGCGGTCATCATGATGTTGATTGTCGAACAATGGCATCGCATGGAGACATCATCATGTTTTGCGTACGGCGATGATATGATGGAGATGTTCCAGAATGAAGAAGTATCGCCACCGACGTCCAAGGTCGCGATTGCCGCTCTCATACGGAAACCCGTGGATTTGCCGCTTTGGTTTCGACATCATAGGAAGCTCGGTATTAAAAAGTTCTATATTCGATTGGAAGATAGCCCAGGTTGGGATGATTACCTGACATCACAAAAAGATGTATACTATGAGATTCATCAAAGCGATAAAAGCGGGAACAACTACGAAACGCTGCAAGACCGTCAAATCGAGTTTGTCAACAAGATGTTGAAGGTTGCGGGAAGCGACGGAATACAATGGTTATTTCATATAGACAGTGATGAACTCTTACATGGTTCGCTGAACGTAGTAGACGGTCTCGATAGCAAATATAAATGTTTACGGGTAGAAAATGCGGAAGCGATCATCGACGAAGCCGCAGAAACATGCTTCGGGTCTGTCAGGTTCATCCGGTGTAATCGTAGCGGCGCGCCTTGTAAGTCGTACGCAAATGGAAAGGGGGCGGGAAGGGTCGAGCATGGCGTTGCCTTGGCGGGTCCGCATCATTTTGCTTTTCACGACAAGATTTATGGCGACAACGTGTTCGAGACCCCTTTTAACACATTGCGTGTGTTGCATTTTGACTCGTGTAGCCTTGGATCGTGGCTAGAGAAGTTTCACCATCTGGCCAAGAAAAAAAAGGTGAACATACCGTTCGAGTATTATAACGAGAGCATCAAAGCAGCGGAGGTTGCTTACGAGGTTTACAAGAGGAACAAGATCGATAACAGTAAAGACGTCAAAGATGACATGTTGTTCACATTAGATCAAGGGCGTCTTGCAGGCTGAGATCACCATTCATCAGGACGTTGTTCCATTGTTTGTCGTTCAGGATAGGCTGAAAGTTGATGGAGTTGTCGTCCACGAACGTAATTTGCGATTGAGGGAAATAAGAAGATACGAGTTTATAGACATCCGGTTGCGGTTTCAATAAGCCTTCTGTGGGGATGATCGGAAGCTTAGGAAGATCCATGAAATAGAGCACAGAATGACACCATATATGGGGTGCGTTCGTGAAAAGATAAGTGTCAACGTTATTGTTTTTCGCGGCTTGCAAAGTAGTCGCTACGTCTTGGATATGATCGGCGTGAGTTTCCTTGATGTCGGTAAAGTACATTTCGTAAGGGAATGTACGATACACGTGCTCGTTGAACTCTGATACTTCTGCGGTTTTGTATCCATCTTTTTGAAGGCCGATCACGGTGTGACCGTAGGTCTTATATAGATATTGGTTGAATAGCTTGGGTTCCAAACATCTCGTCGTTTTATGGACGTATGTGACGCACCTATTCTTGACTTCATGAAAGCATGGATGTTTACGGAGGACGACACCATCAAAGTCGAGCAAGAGGACCTTATGTGCCATGATAGGCTTTTCGTACCATGAACTTATATGCGGATATCTACCGCAAAATCAAGTATGTGATACCTGTGACGATAAGCAATAGCGCGATACCGATGAGGACAGACACCAAAAGATTCCCTGGTTTTGCCGGGGCCGGTGCCGGGGCTAAGTGCAATCCGGGTCCAGGTCCGGGTCCAGGTCCAGGTCCAGGTCCAGGTCCAGGTCCAGGTCCAGGTTCAGATTGAGACTCTTGTGCTGAACGCAACATGTTTAACAGCTCGATGGTTTTCGAAGTGGCGGCGGTAGTTGATTGATCCTGGGTTTGAAGGGCGGTGCCTGGTGCTGGTGCTGGTGCTGGTGCTGGTGCTGGTGCTGGTGACAACATGTTATGGGCAGGGGAGAAGGACGCTGTGGAGTTGTGCAACATGTTATGGGCAGGTGTGGTCACATTGGGAAGAAAATCCATGGATCTGCCGGTGACCGGGCCATTTATTGTTATGCGCGATGTAGCGAAAGCCTTATCATTTGGCCAGGAAATTAATCTTGTTCCAGCATTATTTGATATAACGATCTCTGTTCCAATAATGCTTTCCTGACAACAATCGATTCTATTTCTTATGACTAACTCTCCGATAAGTACTTCCTTACCTAAATCAATTTTGATAAATGCGTCAGCGGATTTTCCAGTTTGCACAATATCTATATTATATGGGTTCATTAACACGGATGCCGGTTTGCTCAACGGATCTCGTGGTGCTAACTCAACGTCGACAGGTGTAACAAAGTTACCATTTAGGTCGAAAGCTTCAAGACGTGTAATGACAATATGTTCGTTTTTACCATCTACACGTTGTAAAGTAATGTAACGTCCAATTATTGGCGAATTATTGGAAATAGGACCCGTTGCTGAATCAGAATCATCATCAGGTAATGTGTTATCGATAAGAGTTTGTATTGCGGAGACAGATGAAGGCGAAGAGAATGTATTGTTGAGTAGGGTTTGAAACGCTGGTGCTGAAGACGGTGAAGAAAATAAGTTACTGATTAGGGATTGGATTACCGAGGCGAATGACCAATTTTGGACTGTGGCAGATGAAAGTTGGGCTGGAGCAGTATTGACGAATAGGTTTTGTGCAGGAGCAGTATTGACGAAGAGGCGTTGTGCAGGAGACGGGGCAGGGTTGACGACGAAGCGTTGTGCAAGAGACGGGGCAGTATTAACGAAGAGGCTTTGGGCAGGAGCAGGGGCATTATTAACGACGAAGCGTTGTGTAGGGGACGGGGCAGGGGCATTATTAACGACGAAGCGTTGTGTAGGGGACGGGGCAGGGGCAGTATTAACGAAGAGGCTTTGGGCAGGAGCAGGGGCAGTATTAACGAAGAGGCTTTGGGCAGGAGCAGGGGCAGTATTAATGAAGAGGCGTTGTGCAGGAGCAGGGGCAGTATTAATGAAGAGGCGTTGTGCAGGAGCAGGGGCAGGGGCAGGAGACGTGGCAGGAGCGGGAGCAGGGGCAAATATCGATATGAGCGAGCTTGGAGAAGGGACAGGTGAAGGCGTGTATCTATCATAATAGCTTTTGATCAGATCCCATGAAAATGGTGGTGGAATTCCTGTGACATCAGGCACTTGTTGCATAGATGATACAATGGTTATAAAAGGAGTCAATGAACTTAACATTTTAATTCTTTCGGTATCTGACACATATCGTGCTACCGCATATATCATGTCTACATCTCTCATGATATCATCGCTTGTGGTATATGGTGTATTGTTGATAGATGGTTTACCTGTTAATGCAAAAACATCATTAATCATATTAAAATCGACGAGTGCAAGATTCGCATCTTGCGGTATTGTCGTAATGGTAGTTGATTGAGGATATGCTGAGCATTTTACATTTGCCATGACATTATTCGAGTACAAGCATTCGGTTCCTTCAGAACAAAAACCAAGTTCTTGATTTTCTGGAGACAATAAGTAGTACGATTTACCTTTTAAGCTTACTTTACATGGCATTTTTATATTGGATATGGATGGCAACTTATTTTTGACTATAGTTAACACCTGTTGCCATAATGTGGTGTCGAAATTATCGTTATTCAGTTGCGAATAACTTGATACAACGAGTATGTATGGTGCTAATGAACCCAGCAATACAGCTCGATCAGCGGTAGGAATCAACCTAGCAACAGCAAAGAGAGCGTCTAATTCATCTTGAATGATTTGTTCACTATCATATGTATATGGCTTTCCTAAACTGGAATTCAGACCAGTGTTGCTCATTACATTTAGCAACAAATCATAGTCTATATCTGCAAGTTTTAAGTCCCCAGGCACAAAATTTAGAATATTATTCATGTATCCTGATACGCAACGTACACTTGCATATGCGTTTGTACTCGGAAATAAACATTTGCCATCGTTGCATACCCCAAGTTCATTTGTTGATGACAACACATAATGTAATTTTCCATTGTACCAAACTTTGCATGGATCTCGAAGACCAAGTAGCTTGCTCATTTAAATTTAGCTAGATTTTTTTCCATAGTCTATTCAAATGACGGGGAAAGAACTCATGATGTTCTCGCTTGGTATGATATTTGTCGTTATCGTGGGTGGTTACTTTATCTATGCGCTTTACAAAATCCATCAACTCAAAGAACCCGTGAAAATGCCACATAAGGACTAAGCCTGCTATTAGCATCAAGATGCGCCAAGACAAGGCCGCAAAGTACATGCAGCTTGCCAGGTATCAAGCAAGCTTATTTTCAAAAGATCCCTCCACCAAGGTCGGGGCGTTATTTCTGGCACCTCATTCACTGCAAGTCCTGACAGCAGGATACAACGGCTTCCCCCGTGGCGTCGACGAAACAAAGGCGGAACGATGGCAGCGGCCGCAGAAGCTCATGTATGTTTCGCATGCAGAGGCCAATGGCATCGCCAATGCGTGTCGACATGGGACACCCTTGGAGAACTCCATAGCGGTTGTCACCATGTTCCCATGTGCGACATGTGCCAAACTCATGATCCAAGCCGGGATCAGCCGAATAGTGACACATGCACCGGATATGACATGTACCAAATGGGGCGAGGAATTTCGATATTCTTTGGAGATGCTCGAGGAATCCGGTGTCGTTATCCAATATGTTTCACCCAACACTATATAAGTTTATATTTACACAGAACACTATGATCCTCGACTTCAACAAGCCGGAACCCACACCACACCATGCCATCGTTTTCCATTTGGGTCCGGGTTAGTCTTGTGTCTTCGCGTCGTAAACAATCATGCGGCATGTGCGTGGGTAGAAGACAAAGATACTGCCATCATTCCTATCGAAAGCGTTATAGATGTCCTGGAACGCCCTGCGTTCATCGGCATAAAAAATACACATTATCTTCTGGAGCGCGAAAAGACGTACATGTTTTACTTCCAACAGAAGCTTTTGTTGAAGATACACCCATGCAGAATCGAATCTGACATAGAGTTATGTTTCACTTGAAGCCCGGAGCGTTTCGTGAAACACCGTGAGCGCGTCTTGCAGCTCGTGAAAGCACTCGAAACATATGGTGGCAGAAGGCGTTTGAACACATATTTGGTCGGTGTGGGGCTCGATAGCGCGCGTGAAGCATTCGATTTCTTTTTGATATTCTTCTCGAGGCACGACGAGCACGCGTTCCTTGAAAGGGAGAGCGGCGGTAATATGGAGATCTGTCGCGTATATGTCCGTGGTATCCCCATAGGTAAAGCACATCTTGTTGTGAAAGCGACCGATGCGATAAACATAAAATACTCTTTCTGATGTGTCCCATTGACACCTATCAAAGATGCTGGACCGGCATGTCGTCATCGTCGGTCTTTTACTCATGGAAAGACGCGCATGCATCATATAAGATTTACATAAAAAAATATCACTAATATGAACCTAGAAGACGAAGCGCGTGTGGGAATGACAGTGGCAGCTGATGGATCTAGGGTGTTTTGCAAGTACAAATATGTCGTGGAGAAGATGCGCAAGATCGTATGTTGTTCCGGCACGAGTCCACCGAGTCAACTGGTTCACGGGTTGATGGCTAGAGCCGCTGATATCGAAGAAAATATCGCGCAAAAGAATAAAGAAGATGCAGAATGTCTGCGATGACAAAATATATGTGGCTCTCGACGAAGCAGGACGTGGATGTCTAGCAGGCGATGTGTATTGTGCGGCGGTGATATGGAACCCGCTACTAGCACATCCGATGGCAGATCAAATCAAGGACTCGAAGAAACTCACACCTCATCAACGCGATATGCTCTATGAATTTATAACAGAGAACGCCATCGATTATGCGATTGCTTATGTTGACGTGGAAACCATCGATAGCGTGAATATCTTACAAGCGAACATGAAAGCGATGCATCGGGCATTGGATTCCCTAAGTGTAAACTTTGAAGATATCTTGGTCGATGGAAATTATTTTTTGCCTTACAAGGACATTCCACATACGTGCATCGTGAAAGGCGATGATAAGTACATCCCAATCGCGGCGGCGAGCATTCTTGCAAAGGTGACACGTGATCGATACATGAAAGACCTCGCCCAACAGTACCCCGAGTATGGATGGGATAAGAACTTTGGCTATGGGACGCCTGAGCACATAGCGGCGATCAAAACACACGGGATCACGAAACACCACCGGCGTTCTTTCGCGCCTTGCTCGGATCACGTGCGGCGAGCGGAATGATGCGCGAAAACCCACGCGGATACACTATACGATTCTTTTTGATACCGAGCTCCAGGATCTTGCGGAGCTTGCTGGTCTTGGTCATCTCTGTGATAAGAGATGGCGGTTTCTCTGCTACGACACATACGAGACGCACGCCTTTCCTGGCAAGAGCGCGATGCAAGGACTCATCGAGCACGTATTTCGCGGCACGATTCAATTGCTGCCCCCCACCCCATAGGGAAACCTGGGTGAAGCCGACGATTATTTTGCCGGTGGAATTTATGATCACCCAGTCGGGTCGCTCATGAATCAACGCAGAGAATTTCTTGTGCGTTTGCTCAAAAAGAATGGCGAGATCCCGTCGTTTGCGAACGATCCGTGCCAAGCGCTCGTTGATCACTTTGTTCAGCTGGTTGCCACGTAATGCCGCTTTGACCCCAGGAGGAATAAGGAGGGGAATGGCTTTGCGACATATCTTTTCACGGATGGCCTTTCGTATTCTACAATTCGTCAAAATCTTATCCAAAATTGCACGGTTTCTTGCCGTAGAAGCCGAGTCACCACAACGTGTCAAAAAACTCTCATCGTTCAAACCGAGGAAAACACTTGGGTCGTACGTCTTGTTTATAATGGCGTCAGCCATATTGCTTTCTCACATAGCATGTGAGTTCTCTAAGTGGGAAGCTTGGTCATAATAATCATAGTCGTCGCTATCACTACTATAATCCGGTGTGAGATATGTCGTAGGTTGCTGCGGGGCATGCTTTGGGTTTTTTATGACGGCGCATCCTTCCGGGGAGCACATGATGTAGGGTCGGGGCGATGGACGCGGCTTTGTAAGAGGCAGTCGTGCTTGCTTCGTCGGTGAATGGCGGTTGATGAAATGATGGCTCGTCATGTTTGTTTATTTATGTCATATGCTTATATATGTTTTCGTGTTGCAAAATCGCTTCGACGCTCGATAGAGCGCCTTCCACCCAACACTTGTACTCATCTGCCACCACTTCGCCACAGACGCAGTATGGTCTTTTTGTAGGATTGTTGTGATACCTCACGGGGTTTATCCCCCAATAATGCACACCGACATCCCAGTATTTCACTTGCAACTTTGGAGGGTCGGTACTCGGCGTATCTTGACTTTTAGTAAACGCTTGATCGATGTTATGGGCGATGGCGTTTTGTAGATCTTTACCGGGTTTGATTTTCGACCACCATTCAGCCCACTTGCCATCTGGATAGGCGATCATGATGATGTTCTTATCATAGTTGATGGGAATCACGTGACGTAGGGGCGAATTGGTCGTGATGCGTCCGGTTTCCTTCATCCACGCAAACCATGGCGTGCTATACGTCGCATAAACACGCATGAGAGGCACGGTATTCACCGATGCGAGAGTTCGTGCAAGTTTTGGGTCATGTTTATCGACGCCAAGAGCCATGAGAGCAGGTTTCGTCAGACAGAAGAAAACATGGTCGTATCGCGTGCCATCGAGTGCGTTTTCTTTTGGGTCCCATGACGTAATCGGGTGATTTACATGAATATGACAGCCCATCGCTTTGATATCACGGGCGAGAAGTTTGACGAGTTGCGACATGCCTCCCATGAGCACATAATGTTGTGTGACACCTTTGTCGAGTTCGATGGCTTTGATGGCATCGTGCGCGTTACAGGCTTCGAACTCCCCCGTGTATCCGAAGGAATCTTTGATATCATCGACCGTGCTTGGCAAGAAATGCTCTTTCAAGAACATCTCGAACGATCGTGATTTTAGATAGGACTTCGGGAGAGAATCGGCGAGCGCGGTAATCTTGGAGATTATATCGTCAAGTTTGATATTGGTGATTTTGCCATCTTTGATAAAAGTACGTTTACCTGGGATGGGGACTTTTTGTAGTTTGAAATGCTCGATGAGACCAAGCAAAATCGTGTGATGATCGTTGAAGCGACCCGCACCCATTTCGAGGCTATTCAAAGTAAAAACCCGCCCGCCGAGCCGTGACTCTTTTTCGAAAATGTGTATGGTTGTTTTTTTGTTGTGTCCTGCGCGGAGGAGACGCCATGCCAAATACAAACCTGCTATCCCACCACCGCAGACGGCATACGTCGGCATCTTATTATTATGCAAGATGATATTCCCGTTCGTTCGTCTCATCGCGGAACAAGCAATACTGTTTGCCATCGCTATCGGTGACGGCATAGAGCATGATGGTATGGGGGAGGGCGTATTGATCCTCAAAGCGCATACGATAGACATCGAGCATCTCATAGGCATTGATCGTTTGCGTATGGATCTTGTAAGCGGTCACCAGATCTACGACGATATAATATTTTTCTGAGGGGCAATACAGCTGGACTTCGATGGGTTGTTCACGCAAACCCGATGCCGAGCGCACATGTGACATGAAGTGCCTCATGGAGTGACTCATGTTGTTGGTTGCATCGTAACCAAGACAATGGCGACATTCAAATTTCTTGTACAAAGCTTGCACATCAAAACTATTAGCATCCGTGGTTGTTTTGAAGAAGGAATGTAAGCACTTAGAGTGTTTTGCGTTTTTGTGCTGGGACACTTTTTTATACCAGAATAGGTAAAGATGTATACGCCTTTAGACAACGTCTTCTAGAAGTAGCGCAACGTCATCCTAACGTAGAGGTCTTTGTAAGAGGCGAAGAATATACGTCTAAAACGTGTACCCATTGTGGAAAAATAAAGCAAGACCTAGGAGGGGCAAAGTGCTATAAGTGTACACGTTGTGGATTGAAGATTGATCGTGACGTCAATGGATCGAGGAACATATTCCTGAAAAATGCGCTAGGTTAACCCCTAGCATTGCTACGCTACAGCCTTGGATTATTCAGACCTTATCCTTGAAGAGTATTGGGGTTGACGAAAAGCTGAGTTGCTCGTAACCAGAAATGGCGAAAAGTTGACAAAGCGACCGTTGAGTCAACACAGATTTCTAAAGCGAACGTTAGAAATTCCCATATTCAATGTAGCGGTACATTCATTGTTTCCTGGGCCTGGAGTGAAACCTGCAAACTCCTTCCCCTAGTGAATGGCATGTGTTTTACCACAGCAGGCTGCCATTCACACCTAGCCGTACAGTGTATTGACGGTACGATGTAGTTGGCAGACAATGTACAACCGCCCAAGGGGTTTATGACACTATCTGCTTCGTTGTCAAAGTAGATGGTGGAATCGGAACGTTGTTGGAGCGTTCAATATCCTTTCAAGGTTATTAGACGGCAAAATATTATCCGGTAATGAAACGGAAACGGGTTGAGGAGGAGACGACCTCCAAAGCCTAGAACTTAGCGTGCGAAACGTCAATACTAAAAGACACCCAACTTTGGGTGTCCCAAGGGTAAAAAGAAAGCACTCTAAAACCACTACATAAGAAGAAATGGCAAAAATAGTGGCATGCCTGCCTGCAGAAAAATACTCAAGTTGACCGCGAATGATTGTATCGGACGTTGGAGAGATGTATGTGACATGATAGCCATGCAGAATCGCGCTTTCACGCTCGAAGAAGTGTATTTCATGATCGAGCACTTGGCAGGATTATGGATATGGCAAGCGTGGGTGATAGCGAACCAAGTGTATCGAAAGTACGTATCTGGCTCTGTCTCTGGAATAATGAGTGATAAGCAATTCAATAAAGATATCGGTATAAAGATTCTTTGGTTCGTTCGACCCGCGATTTACTCCAATAATCCAACGACCGTGACCAATAGTGCTATCATTTATGCGGGAATCTGGTATAGATCATCGATACACCTTCCGATGCCGAAGAAAGAAAGAGCTATTTTACTCGCTGTTTATGAACGTCTGCCGCCGAAATTTATAGAGGAAAAAGACGAACTAGGATTCTTCTTGCGGATATCTGATGGATTTACTTCAGACTCAATGTAATGTGACCTGCTTTGTCGACATTCATGGTAAGATGTTTGCTGATAACGACAGTATATGGAGGCGTCTTGGTATTTACCGTCGTGATAAGATTATCGATCGACTTTAGACTGGGATGATGTGTGGGTGTCAGTCTGTCGAAAACGGCCCTCCAAAAACACGTGTTGTTTACGACCAGGTCCATTGAAAGCTGCGTTATGAAGATTTGTGCAAGATGTCTCGCGAGTTGATGATATTGAGCAAGCGTCGTACCCAGATGATGCATTCCTGGGACGAAGAGAGGATTCCATGCATCGAGCACGGGCACGATAGATGCACGGATCTGACCTCTTTGCGACCATGTTGGAGTGGAGTTGGGGAGGTGCGGAACGCCATAATGAGCTGCAAATGCCTTTATATCGGCTTTGGATACATGCAAGAGCGGCCGGTAGAACTTTTCATGCGACATCCCCGTGAGATTATCGAAGTGAGTTCGTCCGGCGATATTTGTCATTATGTTTTCCAAACAATCATCTTTGTTATGCCCGAGGATGATGATACTCGCCTGACTTATGGTGTCATACGTGCCGAGACGTACTTTGCGCGTGTAAGTCTCATAGATCTCGCGCATGTTGTGTTTCATGCATGGCCCGCGCTTGATTTCCGTGATGCGACGAACGTGCAAAGGAACGTCTAAATACACGCACCAATCTCGGACGAACGCCTCTTCGGCATCAGCTGTGTCACGATTCCCATAGTTGATATGAACGGCTTGAAATGTGGTGTTTTGTTTGGCCAAGATATAAGAGCACACCATGCTATCGACGCCACCCGAAAGCGAAAGGATGATAGGTGCGTGTGGCAGGTTGATCTTGATCGGTGGTGGCGGGTTCGCGTGTGTGTTTTCATAAGTGTCCAAGATATTCTTATGATCTCCGTAAATACATTGCAAGCATTTGCGCTTGGTTTTCGGCGGTGGGTAGTCGACTATGAAGGCGGATTGGTCTTTCGTCGGACACCGCTCATATAACGCTTTGAGAAAGCGCCGCAGGATGGCGATATCATCCGTTGTTGTGAGTGTCGTGATTTTTTCCCATGCAAGCTTGGCGACTTCTATGATATACCGCGGGTCATTCGTATGTCGGTAAGGAAGGAAGGCGAAACACCATTCTTGTGTTGTGAGCGTTTCGAGATACGCGGGTGTGAGACGCAAACATAGATCGAGCGCGCGTTGAAGATACCATGAGATCATATGACTGGATGGAGTATTTCGAAAAATGTGCCGCGGGAGCTGGTCGTATATCAGGATCATGTTGAGCAGATCTTCGTGTGTGGCTTCTGCGAGTAGGTGACTGAACTCTCGTGTGATATGCGCATCATCTTCATCAGAAGCGGAGAACCACCAATGAGGATTGGAAAGATAAGTCTGGCGAAACATAGTCATGTGATAAATGTGGCGATGCGATTTATCAATTTTTAGCGCTTTCAATCATATTTTTTAGCTAGAGGTGGTGTTTTTAGTTGTGCAATGAACAATGTTCCAATAACACCTACCAATATGAGATACTCTAGCATGAATATATAATACCATACGATGATGTCATCGTGTTTGGTGATATGTTTATCTTCATTGCTTGTGACGATTTCAAGACAAGAACGTTCCTGATACCACTTGTTGATGATGATTGATGTATTGTGTGTAGAAGCGTTACTTAGAAGCGTGGCGTGTGGTATTGTCGCATTGTGATTGTAGCTAGGAATAAAGAGATCTATTTCACACTTGAACATGTTTATGGTGCGAATATTACGGATATTAGCATACGTTGTGTCTGTACAATCATGTGAGAGCCGATGGAGTAAACATGTGAAAAAGAACGGAGAGAGCGGAAGCAACCATGGCGCGATGAGATATAGAATATTCATTCTAATGTGATATGCATTGTTGCTTATATGTATATTTTTTTCTTCATACACTATAAATGTCTGCCGTGCAGAAATTCAAGAAACTCGCTAGACTGCGGCTGCGTGAAGGCCGTCTTATCAAAACCAAAAACGAGTTCGAATTAGACCATGCAAAAATACATCACATGATAAGATACAATAAAGACGATGAAATCGAAAGCATAATATTACAGAATTTTGTGTACATTTCGTTCGATGAGTTGCTACATATGATATTCACAGCTTTTCAAACGTTTCTGGCACGTATCAACGGGGAGCCATATGCGTTATTGTTCAAGCAAGATAGTAACAAATCCGACGTCTGGATTATAATGTTACTACTTCGTTATGGACGTCAATTCTTGGGGAGAGCTTACTATGATCCTATCAATGTCATAAACATTTCTGCAGATATAACTTACAACACAGTCACCCCCAAAGACGTAAACTATGCGATTGTTGACGATTTTATATTCTCAGGAACACAGATGAATTATACTCTCGACCACCTATGCATGAAGCTCCAATACAACTTAAAACAATATAAAATACATGTGCTATGTGGAGGTATCGGACGCGCAGGCCTGACTAAACTATCACGTTGGGGCGTGGTTTTTCATTATGCTAAGAAATATGCATCATTGGGCCAACTTGTCAAAAAATCACCGCATAGTGCTAACCATACACAATACAAAGCAGAATTGTTCCAAAAATTTGGACAACCCTTCATTGATCCCATTGACTATATGAACAACGTACCGATATACTTTGAACACAAGATACCAGATGTGATGTCATCATTTCCACATATCGTAGTTCAAGTGGCTAAGAATTGCAAGTGGGATGAACACACAGATATAAACGATGGCAGTAGCCAACACACGCCATGTGGTACACCATTCTACAAGATAATAAATGAATCGAAAGGAAAAAGTGACTCGGCGAATGAAAAGAAATACATGAAGCAAGTGGTCCAAACATTCAAGCGATTGCCGCCGTCATCATCATCATCGCCATCGCCATCGCCATAATCATTACCCTACCATGTTTTCTTCCCACCATGATATTCTTTCGCCAGGCCTTCGTCGAGCAAGATCTGTGAAAATGACATATGTTCATGGGGTTTGAATACATTGGCGAGGACGCGGCCGTACTTGTCGAAATCTCCACATTCCAACCGAACGAGGTGCACTTCATTGGAAAGGAGATTTTGAATATGTTTTTTGGTGAGCAGGTCTGTGTCACTAAGTGGAACTCCGGTAATGAGCTGCAAGAGTCGATTGCGGGCATTTATAGCCGCCTCGCCTCCCCCACGCATCTCTGGTGTATCGATGCCATCCAAGCGGATATGAAACTTATACACGCATGGTGCCGCCGAACGTGTCGGTAGAGGTAGCGTCACGATGATAGAGTCACCATCTGAAATGCCGACGACACGGGCGATTGTATGATATCCGTCAAAGTTGAATGCGGGCGTAGAAGGGCCGTATTGCTCAAAGTCCTTCTCTGTTTGCATGCTATATTATGTTGTGATAATGTATAATGACAGAAGAAATACCGAAATACGAACCCAAGAGACGCGAAAGCAGTCCCGGGGTGATCGCGCGAAATAGAAACAAAGGCTTGATCATCGCGCTACTTGTATTTGCCGGGCTATTGGCATTTATCGGGATCGTGATGCTTTTTTCGGAGCTTGTGAGAAAGCATCTCGCCAAAAAATATAGTATAATATGATAAATGAAGCGTTATTCCAAGTGCTATTATACCGCTCAAGGGCGCATCGTATGTGATAGTAATGAGTCACAAGCACCAATAAACCTACTACATCAATTCAACTATGGGCCGGGACCCGGTCCTGCGGCGGCGCCTGGCCCCGCCTCTATGAAAGAGTTTTTTTCCCAAGGTCTCGGGATCATCAACCAACGCCCCAATGAACAGAGCGAAAATATCGTAATTTCTCAAAATCGTTTGAACGATGTAATGAAAAACGGTATCGCACAGGAATGCTCCGTCATCAAAACACCTATCGGGCTAAAAGTAGAATGCAATAAAAATGTCAGGTCATAATAAATGTTGCTCGCCATCGTGAATCTCGTGCTCACTATATGGCTTTACTTTTATCTAGCAATGATTCATGATATCGGTTGCACATGTGCTATCACAGCTACGTATTACTTCATGGCATATTATGTCATTCTTTCACTCATTATCATTACCTTTGCACCCGTCATAATGAATAATGTGAATGCGCTCTTATTCGTGGGAGCGCTATATTTCATCTCTACAATTGTGTTCCTCGCACTGACGTTCAAATACGTCAAAGAGATCGAAGCGTGTGCATGCGTTGGACAGAATGGTGCCATAGTCCTTCAAATGCTCTTCTGGGTGAGAGTTATATCACTCGCGATAGCGTTATTCATGGTCGCCACGATCCTTTCCGGAGTTCAACAGAGCCAGAAGAAGATCAAGCGGTAGGACACCATTACCAAGGACCGCATCATGATACTCTTTGATATCTTTGAAAATACGTCGTTGTTCGTGGAAGAATTGCTCGCCCACTTTGTAAGCCACTGCTTGCCCAGGGATGCATATATACCGGTTGAGTTCCGTCTCTAGCTCCGAATCGCTCAAGGCAATATGGCGTTTCATGTATTTCAAACATCGATCGTACGGCCATCCATAATAATGTAAACCCGTATCAACGACGCAACGAACCGCTCGAAACATATCATAGGTGAGACGTCCGAGTTGCTTCATCGGATCTTTAGCGGTCGATAAGCTCTCCGCATATAATGCCCAACCTTCTACGAACGCGGTGCTATCAGAACCATGTATGCGGTGTTCAGGAACACCCTTCTCGATCATATATTGAAATTGGTAATGATGACCGGGTTCTCCTTCGTGCATGGTGAGCGTTTCCATAGCATACTTCGGGTTCTCTTTTGGGTCTCTCGTGTTGACATAGAAGACACCATGGCGCGTCTTGGTGCTTGGCATATAGAACGCACCTGGGGAGTTGTCTTGCATGACTCGTGGGATTGGTTTGATGGTGAAAGGCGTCACTTGCTTCGTAAAGCATGTTGGAATGACATGATCATGTATATCCCGTTGCAGGGCTTGATAGGCGGCGATGACTTCTTTACCGGATGTATAAAAATTTCCGGGGTCGCTCTTCAGTTCTGCGATCGTCTTATATGGCGTTTTTTTGAGGGTCTGAGCGATGATGCGCTGGAGACGGCGTACTTCGCGTAGTCCATACGCATGGACGCTTTCTGGCGTTGTTCCGGAGAGCGTCGTGTGTTCCTTGACGAGATAAGCGTACATTTCTTTTCCGTTTGGTAGGTCACATAGACCTACCGACTCACGGGTGCGTGGTAGGTATGTATCCTCCAAAAAACACACAAGTCGCGATATTTCCTTGGTATATGCCGGTGGTAGTGATGCTGTCGATGACGTGATAAAATTCTTGGTATCCACGATGAGAAGTTCGCATATCCTCCGAGGTATGACATAACCCTCTTTGATGCCCTGGCGCATGTTGACCATCGCTTGCTTGAGATACTTAGAATAGCATTTGTAACGCGCTTCTCTGAAAGCGGTGGTATATACAGTTCGTTCCATGAAATCAAACTCCATGACGGGATTCGAGAAACTCGTGATAGGCATGAGATAAAAAGGGTGTTGCAAGCCCTCTTTGTACATATCAATTTCATAGCGGAGGAGTCTATTATCGAGTTGTTTTTTATGAGACGTTGAGTTTTTGAGGGCGCGATCGTATTTTGCGATGAGACGTTGGATGCGTTCCCGGAAACTCGGTGCGATAGCTATCTCGACGCGGTCGTCACTTGACCGGTCGCCAAGGAAAGACGCCAGAGATGGATACAGCTTTAGAGTATCTTTGTAATAGCGCTCGTACATCGTACATTAATACTATATCTGCGTAAATTTTTCGGTGCTATCTATAAAATGGCAATGATATGGCTCGAGTTTTTTTCTCTGGCTCTCATCGTCTTTGGTGCGTTGAACTGGGGTGTGATCGGAGCTACGGGCTTCAATATCGTCGCTTGGTTCGCCCAAAAGACCCTGAGAGATATTGAGCCGTTCTTATATGTTTTAGTGGGCGTCGCTGCTATCGTCCACCTATTTTCTCGCGACTATTACCTACCGTTCTTGGGTAAAGCCGTTTATCCATGTGGTTCCCTTCAAACAAAAGTGCCAGAAGGCGCAGATACATCCGTGACCATTACGGTTCAACCCAATGTCAATGTGATTTATTGGGCGGCGGAAACGAACAAAGAAATCGCAGATAATCCTTGGTTGGCGTACAGCGAGTACGAGAACACGGGCGTAACGCGTTCCGATGAACGTGGTGTCGCTGTGTTGCGCTTCCGTAGCCCCGCGTCTTATAAGGTGCCTTCTGGAAAGACTCTGAAGGCACACGTACATTATCGAACATGCGGGTTCAATGGTATGGTGAGCCGCGTTGAAACGGTCTTTGTATAATATCTCTTTTCATTCCTGTTTCCAGGTGATTACTAAAGAATAAGAAAAACAATTTATGCCTTGAGCTTTATGCAATCCACGTCATTTCTTGAAGCGACTTCTGCGGGTTACTTTTAGTTTGGGCTTGGCCTCTGAGTCTTTCTTGGCAACAGGCTTAGGTGGGGAGGGAGTCTTGGCCTTGGGTGGAGTCGGGGTCTTGGCTCTGGGCACTTTGCTTTCATGACGGCAGCCCTTGCCAACAATCCAAACACAGTCGCTCTTCTTGGCACACTCAGGCTTCTTGAGGTTGCAACCAGTAGGCTTGCGGCCTTTCTTGGCCGCGTTGACCGGAGAAGGGGTCAAGGCCTTGACCGGAGAAGGGGTCAAGGCCTTGACCGGAGAAGGGGTCTTGGCCTTGACCGGAGAAGGGCTCTTGGCCCTCTTGGCCATCTTTGCCAGAAGGCCCAGAGGAAGGCTATCCTCATGACGGCAGCCCTTGCCCTGCACCCAAACGCAGTCGCTCTTCTTGGCGCACTCGGCTTTCTTTAGGGTGCATCCTAGAGGCTTGCGGCCGCGAGCTCCACCAGACATGACTTCTTGTTCAGCAGACATAATCGGATCCATTTTATAATATACCAAAAGAAAATAATTATTTGAAAGTGAATAAATATAATGCTTGGTTTATATGCACGAGCATTTCATCGCGTATATTGACGAGATCTGAGTCATTTTTACCAAAGTGCTTCGGGAGAACGTCCGTCAAAAATCCCCGACACCCTTCGAGATATTTGACAATGGATGCGTCCGTATGCATGCGGATCTCGAGATCCATCTTTCGTATCGCATCTAAGCGACCTTTCTTTCCGATATAAATCTCTATATATTGGTCGATGAGATCCGTCATCTTGTTGAGAAGATGATCCGCTGCGATATGACGCGCATATACCTTTGTTTGCCAATGATATAATTTGACCGTATGCTGGAATTGAAACATAAATTGTATTACTCTCTTACTCATTTACCCTATACGAACATATTCTTTTTTATGTAGCGACACGTATCGTGTCTCATGATGATATATAAAAGAATGTAAGACGTACCGAATATAAACGCGAAGAATGCGAAGAATGATCGCATCCATACAGGATAATCTATAGCGGTATTGCACGTCCATGACAAAAACATAGCGGCAATACCTATAAAGATACCAACGATCAACGCGATGATACCTCCGAGGCTCAAAACTTTGAATTTTGAATAGCTGAATGGCGCAGGCGCAGGCGCAGGCGCAAGATTAGGAGTGGTCCTTTGATTCCCATAGTATTCGAGGAAACGTGCAGCGACAAAGAAGTCCATTATAATATCCATACATTATTTTTATCGTGCGAACGATTTCCAGGATTCGATCGCCATTCTCATGAGGGTATGGCCATGATACTCCGGATGGAGTTTTTTGAATGCGATGATTTTATCCCGAATAAATAAGTTGAATTCACTTGGCTCTTTTTTCTTACGAAAAGAACACCGCGAATGGATCATGATGTCCGATTCAAATTGCGATATATATTTTATCACATCTTCTTTTGTGTGGACGTCTTTGTCACTGATGTACTCTTGGAACTGCTTCATCGTGCACAGCTGTGCATCACATAAAGCTTGGTTGATCACTTGGCGCACCATAATAATTGGTATGTATGTAACATCTTATATGCAGAAAATTATGTTAATAAATATAAAATGTATGTGCAAGCGGATTGTGTCCGTCGTATAGCGAATTGGCCGGCTATGAAGGCCCACCACAAATTCGAAAAGTCGACATTCGATCCCGCGAAACTTCAAGAAGATATCGAAAAAATGTCGCCAAAGATATATGAACTTCTCGCAAAGATCAAACAACTGGACGCCGCTGATATGACGAAAGAGGGACGTCATTACAAACACTTTATTTTCTCGGACGTCAAACAAGGCGGATATGGATCCAAAATAGTAGCATCTGCGTTTATTGCGAATGGCATGACGCTCGCGTATGATCGGAACTTGAAGGTGAGAAGCGATGCGGATCTCCTGACGACCAAGGGTAAGAACATGGCACTTCTCTGCTCGACCGGTGTTTATGATAAACCCATCAACGCCCAGACGAAACGTGAAATATTGGGAAAGTTCAACCAACGACCCCTGAACGTTTATGGCGACGCTATTCGATTCATCGTCATGGATAGCGGCTACAAAGAAGGCATCGATCTTTTCGATGTGAAATACGTGCACATCTTAGAGCCTCAATCCTCCCGTGCGGATGAAAAGCAGGTCATCGGACGTGGAACACGCACATGTGGTCAAAAAGGCCTAGAGTTCATCAAGAACAACGGATGGACCCTGGAGGTCTACATCTATGATGTGAACATTCCGGAAGATTTGGCGAAAATCCTAGATGCGCCAACGCTTTTTGACCTTTATTTGAAACATAGCAATATCGACCTGAGAAAGCTAGCGTTCAGTAGTCAACTGGACCGTATGGCCTTGGTAGGATCGGTTGATTATGAGCTGAATAAGAACATCCACGACTTTAGGGTGTTGGGTGATGAAGTGAACATCAATGACATTTTTACGGGGGGTGCTGCTGGAGACTCGTTGTGCGCTGTGAAGGACTGTGGTGCACGAGCAAAGAAATCGTTTCCTATCGATACGCTGAAATTCGTAATCGCCTATTTTGGTGTCGAGGAAGCATTGCCGAGAAAGTTCGCCAATGCACGCGATCTTCGTCAGTTCCTATGTGAAGAGATGAAGACCAATGGTGACTTTTGCGATGCCATGGATGATATGCGCGAAGATCTCAAGCTCTTTGTTTACAAGCATGCGTCGGAGTTACTCGTCGTGATCGAAAACCGTAAGTTTTTGAGTTTGCCAACGTACTATCGCATGATGTATCGCAAGTTTATTCGGACTTACTTGCCCGAAGGCAAACTCCCAGATATCCATGTGCGCATGCCTTCTCCTGATATTCCCGATACGCCCCGTACTCCAGTCAAGACACCGGATAACGATGAAGAAGAAGATAATGATCGCAAGAAGAAGGTTGCAACTCCAAAGACACCATCGCCTCTGCCGATCTTTTCACCCGCAAAGAGCGTTAAATCGGTCGATGCTCACACGCGCACCTTGACTTTCCTGGGCGTTCGTGAGGATATTCGTAAGAATTACATGCAATTCAAGTGGCCTCGTGTGGAATTGAAAAACATGTGTGGTGGCGGAAGCATTCCTGTCAAGTTCAATCCAACACAAGACTTTATTCGTCATTACTTCACACCATCGAGCGCTCAGAAAGGAATGCTCCTCTATCATAGCGTCGGTACTGGCAAGACCTGCACCGCCATCGCGACCGCGTCGTCTTCCTTCGAAAAGCAAGGTTACACCATTCTATGGGTGACGCGCACAACTCTCAAGAGCGATATTTGGAAGAACATGTTTGATCAGATCTGTAGCATTCCGATTCAAAAGAGACTTGGGGCTGGTAATCGCATTCCGGCTGCTTACGGAGATCGCATGCGTTTGTTGAGTGATAGCTGGAGCATTCGACCGATGTCATATAAACAGTTCAGCAACCTGATCGAGGGTAAAAATGACCTATACAAAGCGTTGGTCAAGCGTAATGGAAGCAAAGATCCCCTACGTAAGACGTTGCTCATCATCGATGAGGCCCATAAACTATATGGCGGCGCCGATCTTTCGAGCGTCGAAAGGCCGGATATGAACAAACTCAAGAAGGCACTCATGCATAGCTACAAACATAGCGGCAAAGACTCCGTCAAGGTGATGGTCATGACGGCTACGCCTTATACGAACGATCCTATGGAACTCGTGCAGCTCGTGAACCTGCTCAAACCAAGCGACCAGCAGATCGAGGAAAATTTCGATAAGTTTTCCGAGAAGTATCTCGATTCGGCGGGAAACTTCACGAAGCGTGGTAATCGGGCGTTCTTGGACGATATCGCGGGTCTGATCAGCTATTTGAACCGCGAAAAAGATGCACGCCAGTTTTCGCAGCCCATCGTAATGAGGGTCTTGACGCCTATGTCGCGTCGAGAAGCCGATGCGCCGAACGTCAGTAAACTGGAGGTGGAAATGTCGAGGGTGCGTGAGGACATAAAAGAATATGCGGAGAAGAAGAAAGCGGTCAAAGAGACAGTGAAAGATGTGGTGAAAGATGAATGTCAAGACCTTGCACCGAAAGAAAAGAAAGCATGTATGGCGCAAGTCAAGGCCGATGTCAAGGCGGAACTCGATGACATTACACAAGACGAAAAAACAGCCAAAGAGAGCTTGAAAGTATTGCGTAATACGATATCAAAGGCGAAAAAAGATCTCAAAGATGATTTCTCACAAGTCGGCGTGCTGCAGAGCAAGTGCATGAAGGGGCCGTCCAAAAAGAAAGCCAGCAGTATATCATCGTCAAGATATTACATACCATTGTCAAGTTAGAGCGAATAAAGTCTCTTTGAATATAAGAATGGAAAAAACGCCAAATCTAATGGCATTGTTACGCCGGTATCAGAGATTCGTCGACTTTGATGAGCGGGGGCGACCACTACACCCGCTTTTCGACGACGACGGTGGCGGTGACGACGGTGGCGGTGACGACGGTGGCGGTGACGACGGTGGCGGTGACGACGGTGGCGGTGACGACGGTGGCGGTGACGACGGCGCACGTTTCAAAGGACATGCCATCGTGATCCATCAACTCAAAGAGCTATTGCTAGAGCACGACACATCGCGAAATGAGTGGAAGCTCCCGGCTACGGCGTATACAAAAACGAAAAATCAAGCGGTCAGGCTGCTCGATAAACGTTATCCTGCTGACAAAAGCCAGGTGATATACGTCAACATGAATAATTTTGACGAACATCAAACACGTCATCGTTGGACCGAAAGCATCGTCAAACGTTATGATGCCCCTGTCAAGAAACGTTTCAAAGGACAATGGTTTGAAAAGGGTGCGCTTCCCAGGAATATCCGAGTGTTTGATGGTATCGTTCTTCATCAATACCTGAAGTGGCACTAAATGTAAAAAGTATAAGCATATATAAAATGACAAATGAATGTAACCAAGTGATAACCATACCGCAATACTCCGGTACGTGCTGGTTCAATGCCATTCTCATGGCTCTCTTCTATAGCCAAGGTATGCGCAAAGTCTTGATGTCAAAGACGAAGCAATGGGACATGTCCCCGAAACTCCGCAAGGTCTTCACGGATATCCTGAAGCGCCGGTACAAGTCGGCTGTCATGAAACAACATGCGTACCTCTTTTTCAAGGTGATGAGCCCGGAGGAGATATTGCGAATTCTCCACGAAGAATCACCAGAAACGTTCAACTTTAACCCCTATAAACGCATCGGTTATATCAATGTCACGTATGTGCCGCGTCTGTTGACTATGTTTTGCGTGAAGACACTGCACCTTGATGCCGTAGTAAAAGGCAAGACGCTGCAATTGTATTTATCGGTCGTATATGCTGGGCTAAACTTAAAAACCGTAACCCATAAAAAACCAACGAAGAAGAGACTCCGGTACGTACGAGTTTATGAAGATAAAAAAGTCGACGTGGATGTCAGTGACACCGATGTAGTCGTAATCAAGTTCTTTGACCCGGTTGTTCGAGTCACCAAGGAAAATTTATTTGCAGAACTTCCTCTTGCCGACTTTGAAAGTAGTGACTCACTGATACTTGCAGGTCGGGAATATGTTCATGATAACATGTTGCTATCCAATTTTAACATGAATATGTGTGCGAAGGGTCACGACATCGCGGGTGTCACGTGTGAAAATGAGCGCTTTCTATACAACGGGTGGACACGTTCGACGATAGACCCGGCACTCAAAGCCATCAAGGCCGACACGGCCATCGCAAATGCATCGGCACTTCCATGCGAATTGATGCCCTTTGACTGGGTGCAGAATCGCGATGACTTTTGTTTGGATACCGCTGCCTGCGGCCTACGGAAAGCCGGGCCGCGTGATCAGAAACGCAAATTGTGTTTCAACATATCAAAAGGCAATATCACATTCATGTTGGTATCTAAGAAATACCGAAAGTAATAAACAAATGTTGAAGAAAAAAATTTATGAATATCGATACATACGTCACGATGCCCGCGTTCATTATATTGGGAAGAACGTGTGTGAACCGTTTCAACGCAGGATGCTTTACACGGAGCCGTTCACGAGTCGAGAGCAAAACCTCACACGAAATGTGATCGTGGGTTTCTTATCTCCGGCATTGGCAGATGCGCGGCTGGAACAGATGTGCGATGTGGATTTAGTCGACGTGCCGATAGGAGATCTCAAACAAATGGCGCATGTTTTGAAAATGCCTCTCATCGTTGAATTACACAAGAGCACATGTCCAACAGGCGAGGTCATCGATATATATTATTATATGCCAGATACACAGAGCAAAATAAAACTGTGAGTATTATAAAATATGCGTTGGTTTGCTCTTTGGTTTTGCTTTTTCCTCGTGATATTCATTATGGTCGTATACGACATTATGCATCAGTGCCGTCGCGAGGGTTTTTCGTCCAAGGATTACGCGGCTGTCACCGCAGAGAAACCACCGCGTAATAATTGTTTAAGTCTTTTGGTCCAGAAAAAGTGGATATCGCCCAAAGACAGGAAACGTGCGAATATAGCATCGGACATGCAGATCGCCCGGGCCATCCAATCCCAGTATTCTTCATATGTTTATCCCCACATCGAGTCATGTGTATTACCCGAAAGCATGTTTGATTTGTATACGAATAACAAGGGACAAAACTCCATAGACGCAGAGACGTGCGCGATAAAAGGCAAGACGGTGGAGGGCGACCTGATCTATTATGGTTTAGAAAAGGTGGGTCCATCATCGGAGATCGAACCAAAGGGATGTATGTTCGATTTTAGTAGATCGACGGGCAAAGCCGACCTACTGCGTTTCTTGGACGACATGTATAAACTCAAGTATTATCCCCATGAGAAGGAGAAACGTGAGTACGATGCGCTTCTAAACAAACATAATCTCTCTAATAAATAAGCAATGACGACGGTCATTATCATGTTCATTATACTTTTGTTGGTCATCACATTGCAGAATGTGGTGATAGGTCATCGCGATGCGTTCATAGACTCTTCTCCACAAGTATTGAGGCCGATTGAAAATTGTTTAGAATATGCAAAAAACAACGGCTTTATCGATATCGACACAGTTAGCATAGATAATGATAGCAGAAATAGAATGAATATTCTATCGGATATGGAATTGCTCGAAGGGAAGGGACGTCTTTTAAATCAGGCTTACTTCACAACCGAACCTGTATGTGTACTGCCACGCGAGTCTTTTTCTTTATATGGAACACGTGGGGGGCGAAACGGTATCAACCCGAAGACATGTCATCTCAAGGGACAAACGGCATATGGAAAACCCGTGAAGGTCAACTTGACCCCCCTTGCCGAGGGGTGTGGACTGCCGTTGGGTTCGGGGGGAAAACCGCTCTTCGATATACTAGACAACCTCTATGACATCAAAACGTACGATGAAACCAAGAGAAAACTCGATGACGAGGCCAGCTTAAAAAAGAACCTCGTGCCGACGACAGCACCTGCTGCAAAGCAGGGAAGACTGTGTCGAATGGCACGGACGAGCGATAACGGGAAGAACACCGGACAACTGATGTTACGTCGTTTTGCGAATCTTCCCCTATCATGTGATCGAGGAGAAGTCATCACACGCATCATGCCTCCTGATGCCTCCGGAATTAGCTACGAATGTTGTAAGATCGACACAGCTGGATTGGCCAAAGAGACCATCACGACCCATACCACAGGATGGTTTGATCCATTAAGTTGGAGGAACACGAGTTTACTACAACACAAGATCGAGTGTGGTGGAACAGGAGGACTTCAACAGTTCTATGTAGAGGCGAAAGATGGGGGCGCGACGCTTATCGATTTTCCTCAAGCGCGGATCAACTACACATGTGCACATTCTGGGAAAGCGAGATGTGATAAGAAACCCCAAACAACACAAGCATGGGGTGAGATGGGGTGTAAAGAGGGACACCTCAACCAGATTCTACCGTCTGTCTCTGGGTCGGGAGATGTTCAATTCGATTATAAGTGTTGTAGGCCGAGAAAATAAATAAATAAAATATAATGGATAAGATCGACATTACTGTAATATCATGTGTCGTCGTGGTTCTTGTGACATGTACTATCGTCGCTTATTATGTGGCAAAACAGCCCAAAATAGAAGAATATGATGATTATATCACGAATGCGTATCCATCGTTTCCAGAGGTTCGCGCCTTGTTTGGCAACAATATGCAGGTCCGCAACGAGTCTGTGTTGAACTGCTACGATTACATGAAGGCGAATGGTCTTGGGTCGTGGATCGACGAGAGTGGCTCGCGAGACTCCCGAAATAGGATGAAAGTTCTGGGTACGTTGCGAACGAACATGGCGCATTTTGATACGCCAATGGCGACCGATGCTGTCACCATGCATGGATGTCATATTCCGAAAGATGTGTTGACACAGGTTTTTCAATCAGGCACCGATTGTGTGATCCGCGATACCATAAATAATCGCCAGGTGCAACTCGACCCAACCGATAAGGGTTGCTCTATCGATTTCAATGTGATTAGTCGCGATGCATTTGACAATGTACTGGATGTGGCATGGTATGCTTATGATAAGGAACATCAAGGAGAAGCGATAAAACTCGAAAAAGAAGTCAAGGCACTTGAAAACCAGGTTGCAGAGGAAGAACAACATTTGAAACGCGAACAAGCCGAAAAGAAGCACTTTGAAAACGCCACAAAGATGATGATCGCATACAACGAGAGCTGTAGAGGCGACTATTGTATTATGGCAAAGGACTGCTCCATCGCGAAAGATGAGAATGCGGAGTTCATAAGACGAGAGGAAGCACGTAGAGTTAGAAATAACATGATTCGAAGGGCGATGCATAGACTCAATAGAGCTATCAATCGACTTAATGCTGATATCGCACGGCTCGATTATTTCCACGGTTTATACATGCGATTCAAGTGATCAAAATCAACAACGTGCTAAAGTATAATATGACAATATAGTACACTCCGCCAAATGAATAATGTTATACTTGAAAAGTGCAACCCAAAGATTATTTCATTCGGCCAAAATGTATGGAAGGAAAAGTCTCTTTGGAAGACTTTTTAGATCTATGCCGATGAACGTCTCGGGACACCATAAATAAACCTCCCTTTGTTAGGGCCCCCTCTATAAGATGTTCCAAACCATCCTATAGCCCCTAACAACATATTTTCTTACCTACTGGTTGTGCTAATTTTGTTCGAGCCAATGATCTTTTGAGAATCATTGGACGAGGTAATGTTGCACACCTTAGGATATTGATTGCTGCATTCAAGTCACGATCTACAAATTTGCCTTGACTTTGTATGGTGGAACGACACCATAGCAAACCTCTGACTTGAACTAGCTTTCCTCCCTTGGTTTTTTTGACCAACTCTAAAGCTTCATGAGTTTTCCAGTTCACCTTGGAAGTCCTAAATTCATCAATGGGTATTGTTGGAAATCGGTACGTTGCTTCTTTATAAGCTCTTCCTACAGGAACGGATATTTCATTTCGACCTCCAGGGGCCAACTTGGCACTTCCGTAAGCTAGCACCACGTTCGTTCCGAGTTGATTAGAGTGCTTTCTTTTTACCCTTGGGTGTCCCAAGGGTAAAAAGAAAGCACTCTAAACTGTGGGAAGTAACATTTTATCTTACCAGAGTGTAACGAATGAAAGACATTATACCCACACCAGAACCTTTGAAATACAGCGAGGCATCTGACCGTAATCAAGTATCATGTGCCAGGCATCTCAAAAAGTACGGTATAAGTGTAGGTTCCCTGGACAAGGTCCAATCGAAAGTGATGGCACATATGCTCCCTACACAGATCATGAATCCGGACACAGGAGTGACGGACATGCAACCTGCGTGCACCTTGCCACAACAACTTTTATCGAGTTATGGTGTCAATCCCATATCTTGCGGTCTAGAGAATGATACCTTACATCCGGCTTTTGGCGACATGAATGTGATGAAGGGTTGTGTCATGAAAACCGCTGATCCAAACGGTTATTTTCCCACAGGAAACACATATTCTGATAGGGCAAAAGTGCGAGGTTTTCTCGATAATGCAGCTGTTGCTCTGGATGCCGATAGCCAACGTTATCTTGAATCCATGAGGACGAAGAAATTGGAATTAGAGGGTAAATTGGCGAGCATTAAGCAGAAAAGACAGGATATAAGAGACATTATAGAGCCAATCAGACGCGAATACTTCAAAGAACTGACGATATGTGAAAATGAAATCAAGCAGAATGACATTAGAAAGAACAGCATGGACAGCTCAAGGCGCCCGGAATCACGTGTACCTACACAATCGGATGTTGAAATAAAAATTCAAGAGCTAGAATCGTTGCATGCGAACTACAAAGAAAAGATATTGCGCAATTTACGTGACCTCAGTTTTGTCTCTACTTTCAGAATAGAATCTCAAGGTTGGGTAGGACCCAAGCATATTGCTGACCTCGACTTTATCAAACAAGCCACCCCAAGCAACACCAAATCATTCACAAAGCCCGTAAATCTATCGATATCTGACGTATATGATAACGATAAAATAGTAAAAGCAGGTGGTGAAATCCACAGAGAGGAAAATTTCGTCTCTATCAACTGGAACGACCAAACCAGAACGATTTTTATACCTCCCGGAATGGAAGCTAGATTTTTCGAACATACCAATTTTCAAGGTAAAAACACCGGTTGGATTGGGCATCGACATAACCCCGAGACCGCACCGACTCACAATAACTTGTTTCCGAGCGGGTGGGATAGGCAGATATCGAGTGTGGAAATATCTGGGGTGTTCAATAATAGGGCACCTAATCGTGAGGGGTATGTCACGAATGTTATTAATAATGCTAGACGAACGATTCGTACACTCCGACCAACGAATTTTGTTACACCTTTGAACAACTCAAAGATGCCTGTCCATTGAATGTTGGTTCTTACCGAGTGTATGGAACGGCCAGATCCCAGGATCCAATCTAACCGTTCCTATGCCAAGAACTCGTCGTTACGGACCTCCTGGCGTTTTTCTGAAAACCTTTGATAAGGTAAAATGTTTGCACATTCTTTTTTTGGATTTAGTCCTTTAGAACCCACTGACCCACCGAAGGGTTTTGCACCTAAGCAATCGCCATGGGTGAGAAATCATCAAGGATAGACCGTTCCTTTCATTCTGATTATTAGTTTAGGTTTGTACTTATATCAGTTTCTTGTAACAAAATTCACCTGCCGGAGTGTAACTTGCGAAAAGACGAATAAATTTTCTGTGGATAAAGTACAAAAATGCTTCTCAGTCGCGCTACGACCGTCAGATGCCGCAACGAAGCGTCTACGCAGGATACCGCCGCCGCCGCGAAAAAGCCGAACTTCAAGAAGTGGGAGACCAAGGTGAGCGCCCGAGTCAAGGAGAACCTGAACAAAGCAACGGTGATGGGCGCAGTCGACTTCAAGCTCATGTATGAAATCATCAAAGAAGTGGATGAATTTCACCGAAAGTCCGTACAAGAGATGATGAACAAACCGAAGACCGACGACGTCGTTCATCCACCACAGGCCGATGAAGATTCAAAAGAGGAAAATATCTTTCTGGATGCTTGAAAAATTGATATAAGGCTTAGGCTTAGAATATATATAAATAAGCTCACAATGCTGTCCGTACACTTCAAGAAGACGCATCCACTTGCCGTAGCGCCTTCGAAGCCTCACGCTACCGATAGCGGCTATGACCTGGTCCTGGTGGAGAAACTAAAAGAAGTGAATAACGTCACGTTTTATGACACTGGGATTCAGGTCGCTCCTCCGCCTGGCTTCTACTTTGACCTGGTCGGCCGTAGTTCCATTTCCAAGTCGGGGTATATGTTGGCCAATAACATCGGTATCATCGATAACTCGTACCGTGGTAATATCATGGTGGCACTAGTGAAGATCAACCCGGATGCACCGGAGCTGGTGCTCCCTGCGAGGCTTGTACAGATCATTCCAAGACGCGTCTGGCACTTTCCTTTAGTGGATGTTGGTGATGGAGATCTTACCGAGACCGCTCGAGGGACTGGTGGTTTCGGAAGTTCTGGTCCATATACTCACGAGCGATCATCGTAGCCATGATTTCATAGGGATGCTCTATTTGATGCACATAGGAAGGAAACTGTCCGGTGTTATGAAATGGCTTGATCTCATGAGTGACTGCAGATACGACAAACGGTTGGGAATCTGCGATGCTCGACGGGCGATCCGAGTTGTAAAGTTGCATGATAGCGGCATTGGGTAGCAATGCGTAATTTTCTTCTGGCAGATCAGGATTGTTCCGTTTCAACGGATGCGTGATCTGCTTCACATGATGAAACCCCCAGCGTTTTATAAACTCCGCAGCATGGGCGGGATCTTTCCTTTGAAGAATATGTACCTTCTCGTGGATGAGCGTCTCGGTCAAGCTAAAGTCACCATGTGCTAGAGATGTGTTGGTAAGAACAATAACATCTTCGAGCGTATGTGGGAAGCCTTTTTCGATGGTCGTCGATACCTTGGCGAACTTCCATGGAACATGTGGAGCATATCGGATCTTTGAGATGAGCCTGGTAAGACGGGTTTTTTCCGCGGGCGTAAACTCCTCAAAGGCGTCGCTATAGGTGTTCATGTATTCGGCTTTAGAAGTGGCCCCGCGTGCGTACAAATCCACGGGCGTCATCCGAGCAAAGAAAGGTGATGTGCTTATCGCGCGCTGGAAGTCTTGCTTTGACGCTATGAATACTGGGCGGGCCCCAGGCCCCGAGAAACACTCGATCGTGCGTTTTGCGGAGATAGCGAGCATTGTGATGAGCAATGTGATGATGATCACGATAGGCCACATTATTCTATACTCCTAAATAAAATGAGCAATCTGGTGTATGATAGCGGATACATCATCACATTGAGTAACAATAATCTGGCCGATAAACCAGGAGTTTTGTGCGGCAACGGCAAGCTCGCTCTCTACAACTCTATGACAAAGATAGGGGCGGGGAACACCATGATTGCCGTGGGCGAACTCAACTTCGATCAAGTAGGAAAATACAAGAACAACATTATCGAAGGGTTTGCGATGAATGATGTACGCTTTTTTGATCAAACCGGGAGTAATATCAGCTACGAATTCACACATCAGACGGTCGATATGGCTATTGGACGGGTTTCTTCGGTGTTTCAAGTCCGTAGCAATAACCTGCTACCACTGACCGTACAAAACGATATCACGCCCTTGCGCCAATATCCGTATTGTGTGCTGCAAAAAGTGACGATCACTGCCGCGAGTAACACGTCCAATCTAGATGTCATGCATACCTTCTTATCCAACTCGAACCTCACGCAACCGGACTACAATAATAACGTGATCTACAACGATCGCATTTATAGCGATAAGGGACTTTATATCATGAGTGCGAGGGCAACACACCTGGAAACGGCTTCATCGATCGCATGTGCGAGCTGTTACTTTGATAGCAGTAATCTACTGGGCTTCAATGTGATGAACAAGAAGAGCGGTTGTTTCCAACAAATGCGTATCTCATCGCTCGCTCAAGGAGCGACCAAAACCATTTATATACTGACAGCGATGATGTCGAATAAAGATTTCGTAGACCCCGTGGAGGAACTCAAGCGAATTCTCATGAATATCGTATTCAAGACATCAGATACTGCTACTTTGCTCACGCAACTAGAGGCAGGAAATGCTGCGGAATGGGCGCGTCTATGGGAGAGTGATGTGGAACTCGTCGCGAAAGATGGGGTGACGCAACAAAACCTGAAGCGTGTCATGGGTATTAAACGATACATCCGACAGAGCCTATATAACATTTTTTGTTGCATCCGAGACGGGGTGAACTCGGAGATCAACCCACTGAGCTTGAGTTACGTAGACACGAACGGTAATCTTTTCTTCGATGGCGATATATGGCTCGTTCCTACCCTTCTCCTATTGCGACCTTCCCTGGCCAAAATAATGCTGGACTTTAAGTATCGTGGTCTTGAACAAGCCATGCAGCTAGCCGCGAGTTTCGGTTACAAGGGTAGCAAGTATCCCTACGAGAACGATGTCGTTGGATATAAAAACGTGTACTGGGACGTATCTAGTCCTCTGCATATCTTTAATAATGCGGTGATTGCCATCAATGCATGGAATTATTATCGACTCACACAAGATCGAGAGTGGCTGACGAACAAGGGTTATATGATGATGAAAAACGTGGCTGATTTCTTGATCAGCAATATCGATAGCTCGTATAACATGACGAACATCGTGGGACTGGGTGGACGTGTCTCGACGAATCACGCATTCACCAAGTATGTCACCAAACTCGCCTTGAAATACACCCTTGAAGCCAGCTACGATCTCAATTATGCACCGAAAGCATCTTGGATTCTCGCATATCAAAACCTCGATATTCCGTATGAGCATAGCGTTTCATGTGATCTCATTCGGTACGATGAGACGTTTTCCGGTTCCGATACGCTTCAAATTGCGGATCCATGGCTGATCTTGCTACCGTATTATTCGTATCTCTACTTCAATAACTATGTGAATCAAGTGCGTGACCATCAGTCTATCCTGCGCAATCTGACCTATTACGAAAGCAAAATCGCTAGTGCATATGTAAATACTCCGATCAATCTGATATTACGTGCGGCGCTCTATGGACTCGTGTCACAAAGCAATATATCGTATTTGAACACTTTCTATGCAGCAGTCGATGACGTGATGGCAACTGTAGCCGAAAAAGACTATTGGGGAAGCTCGGACCTGACCGTGAATGGACTGTTCGTGTTCCTGTTTTTGACAGTCATGGGAGGTATACGTATCACCGGGGGTATCACGGAAGGAAAATTCTACTACGAACAATATGGATTAGCGGGGGCTTTCAGCGTCAATATGCCCAATACATGGAAGAACATCGTGTTCTCGGGGGTGGGCAATGATCGTGAGCTCTATAATGTGGTCAATAATATTTCTGCCTCTTTATAGCTCACATGCCATAGAAATGTCAATAATATTCCAAGTATATAATAAATCTAAGAAAAAGTATGTCGATTCCAGGTACGAATGTGTCTTTTTCGCTCATTCAAAGTACATTTGGTGGAACAAATCCAATAGCTCTAAGCGAGTATTACTCGACAGGCGCATTTACATCTGGAGTCGCTGATATACCAGCATCGGGTGCTATTGGTTTATCAAATTTTATAGGAAAAAGTGCAAACACTTCTATAACGACATACAGTACAGTCGGTACATTCACTTGGACGGCGCCTTCTTCTGCCAATTACAAAGTACTAATTGTTGCCGGTGGAGGAGGAGGTGGATTTGGTGATAGAGTATCCGGTGGCGGTGGAGCTGGTGGTGTCGTCTATTTGCCATCTTTTGCGGCAGTAGCTGGATCAAATTACACGGTCATTGTAGGCGCCCAAGGTAATGGAGCCACAGTTGCCCAAAATTCAGGCCAAAACGGTGGTACCTCCACATTTGCATCTTCAACGGCAACAGGTGGTGGCGGTGGTGGTACATGGAATGCCCCCGGGAGAAATGGAGGTTCTGGTGGTGGTACATGGCATGGCGGGGGAGCTGTTGGTACGGGTATCGCCGGTCAAGGTTTTGGCGGCGGACCTTCCGTGTTCAATAGTGGATCTGGCACAGGTGCGTTTACTGGGTCCGGTGGTGGAGGTGCTGGAGCTGTTGGTGGAAATGGCACATCATCCCAAGGCGGGAATGGTGGGATTGGTGTTCAATATTCTATAAGTGGAACGAATCAATTTTATGGTGGGGGCGGCGCAGGGAGTGCCCAATCAATGGGTGGGCAAAATTTGCCCGGTGGTACTGGTGGACTTGGGGGTGGTGGTAATGGTGCAAAAGCTACAAATAGTACAACAGTCACAGCCGGTGGGGATGCTACTTATTATGGTGGAGGAGGTGGGGGGGCTTGTAACGGTGGACGTGGTGGAAATGGATTTCAAGGTATCGTTATCATTGCGCTATAAGAATATTGTACTCATACGGAGGAAAATGTAATTGAAATCGACAACTCGTTCCATTTTCAATACCATCATTGGCGTAACTATAGCTCTTGATTGAGCGTGATCGAGATGGGAACATGGTCGGATCCGTAGTATTCTGTGAGAATTTCCGCGTCGATGAGTTTCGGTTGGAGACGTTCGGAAATGAGAATATAGTCGATGCGCCACCCCTTTATGCGTGTCTTCAAGAAAGGTGAGAACCACGAGTAAGCCTGATTGAGCGGATGAAGCGTGCGAAACGTATCTAGGAGTTTGATATCGCGCAATGTGGTCGAGAAAGACTCGCGTTCTGCCTCCGTGAAACCATTCGCACCCCGCGCGTCGACAGGATTATGGACATCTATAGGCTGATGGGCGACATTGAGGTCACCTGCCACGATCACGGGTTTGACCGCATCGAGACGGGCGAGTAAACCACGAAAGTTGACGTCCCATGAGCTCACACGTTCCTCGAGACGAGAAAGATCGGCTTTGCTATTCGGCGTATAGACACATACGACGTACACATTAGCATACTCGGCGACCAAGACGCGGCCCTCTTTATCATCAGGAATAGTCATCGTGTTGATCGGAGGGACTTTCGAGAGAATAGCGACGCCCGAATAGCCTTTCTTGACCGTAGAGCAAGCACGTATGATGCTCGGGTAATATTGTTCGAGAGGCTCCATCAGTTTCGACGGCAAGACGGTATCATGAGAGCATTTGATCTCTTGTAAACAGATGACATCGGGATCTTGTTCTTTTGCCAAGGCGACCAAGGTGTTCTCTTTGCCGGTATCGCGCTTGCCTTGCTTATCTTTTTGAATGATCGCACGAAGCCCGTTGACATTGAAGGAGATGACTTTCATGATTGTCTCTTGTAAGAGACAAGAGATTTATATATCAAATTTTAGTAAAGATGGCCTTCAATGCATTCGACTTTATGTATCTCAATCCAGAATTATCCGTAGAATTCAACATACAAACGATCGAAGCCGCGACTGTATTTAATAGCAATAATCCCACATTGCCGCTGGCACGTAGCTTTGGGATCATCCCCGCGAATTTCGATCCGGATGTGTTCTTTTCTTCATCACGAGATATCGCCAATGTCGCGAGTCTCAGTCGGGTGATCGCGACGAGTATGTCCAATCAAGGCTTGACGCCCGCTCAGATCGGTCGGAAACAAGAGTATGTGCCGAGCATCTATCAAAAAGTAGTGTATCTGGGTAGCAATATATTTAGTTTGGTAAACTCGAATGCTGTTGCATTTGGGTCGAATAACTTACTAGATGGCGATACGGTACGTATCATCGACGAATATTCGAGTTACCATACGATCCAGGTAGGCACCGTGACACCGTCGAATTTCACGATGTCGAATAGCATTGCCCTCGTATATCCGAGCAGCAATTATATGCTCTACGGCATCTTGGCAACGGATCCCGTGCGCATCGCCAAGATCAACTATGCTCGGTTGATAACAGGACTTTCGAATATCGAAGCGGGAGGTATAATCACGAGTCCAACACAAGGAGGTGTTGCGCCAATATACCTGAGCAGCAATATCGATAGCGATTTTGATGCAGAGCTATACAAAACCCTATACCCGGATGCTCGCACACTGACGGATATCGAGAGTTATATCGATTGGGTGAATAAACGGAAGAACGAAGTATACCGTATTCGGAATGTCTATGATATCGCGTATGGTGGCGGCAATCTTTATACGAATATCAACTTTTTGAGAATCAATAGCAACCTAGACTTTAGAGGCGTTTTAATTGACGGTATTAATACTTATTTGAATCCATCGAGTTGTAATCAACCCGGTGATTGCAATAAACTCATCACCGAGAATGCAATGAAGAATTACACGGATATTCGCGTGGCAAATCTACAGAGTCAAGGTAGTTTTGCCAATATCATCATCAATGACACTATCGTGATCAACCAACAAGCCACGATGAGTAATGTGTTGTACGTGATGGGACAGGCATATTTCAACAGCAATGCAACATTTTCCAATGATGTCCTCATCCAAGGGAGCGCATCTGTGAAAAGCAACTTGGATGTGACAGGACCTACTGTGATGCGGAATAGCATGATGCTCACAGGAGGGAACGCCACGTTTAGCAATAATGTCATCATCAATGGTTCGATGTCTGTCACCGGAAACGTCTACAATCCCCGCATCGGTTTAGGATATATGCCGGGATTCTTGACAAGCAATGCGGGCTTGAACATCGTACAGGCCCAGAATTACAACGATAACTCTGACTTGCGTATCAAAAAACACGTGGTCGGTGTGCACACGGGAAGATGTTTAGATATTATCAAACAGATCAAAGTCAAGGAGTATCACTACAATTATGGAAAGGCATGTGATGATGTGCCATGTATGGGGTTCATCGCTCAGGATATCGAAGCTATTGACAAGCGATTTGTTTATGAAACTGAAGGATACCTGCCCGATATAGATGTCATGGGCGAAATCACCGGTGACCGGCTCTTTGTGGATGCCGACTTGAGGGAAGGGATGATAAAGGTGATCGTCGAAGCGAACGATCTATACTTACGAGTGATCCGTAAGTTGGAGCGCGGTGTGTATGAGATCAGTCCCCCTTTCTATAACAGCAGGCGGGGGTGTCATGTATATGGGTATCATACCAACGCCTTGAAAAATGTCAACTACAAAGAGTTGTTTGTGGTCGCTGTCGGGGCCATTCAAGAATTATTAGCGTGCAAGTCCTAATCTGCTTTGCGTTTATACTCATAGTCATCATGACGTGAAAAGAGTATGTCCTGGTTGACAACATCGTCGCTTTTGCGGGCGTAGGTCGTCTTGATATAATCGCTTTTGGCGGTGTTGTATTCGTCGTACTTTGTATCAACATCAGACAAAAAGTCTTTCTTGCCCTTATTAATATAGTTGATGGGGTTATCGCGACTGCGAAGACCGTATAGAGTTGCTTCTTTAGAAGAGTCGTGCTTTGTATATCTCTCGTTATCGGATGCGGGGTCATTGATGTTATTGTCTTGCGCTGGTGCTAGCTCCATCATCGCAGAGTTCTTCCTATATGATTTCATGGTCCTACGTATGTTGTTGAAAAAGTAATAAGCGATCAAGAGCAACAAGATCACGATGACAAAATATACGAAGATCACGCTATAATTATCTGTAACAATTTTCGACATAATGCGTTGATACGACACGATAATCTCGTCAGGAGACGCCGAGGGTTTTGCGTCCAAGCAAGACATTATTATACTTAGCCGATAAATTTTTATAAGTTATAGTAAGATGTCTGTGTTCAGGATCGTGGGTAACTACTATGAAGATGTTCTCGATTACTACACGAGAGAGTACAAAAAAATAGACCCTGCATACGATCCGATCGCTCTACAGGAAGAATATCTGAAGTTTCAAGCTGATCCGTCGAGGAGCACCTTGCTGACCACATTCAAGACGAAGTTCGAAGGACTATTTAATTTGCCGGCGGATCAAACCGCGAAGAAAACCGAAATCATGCAGAACCTCGCATCTGCGTTTGCTCGTGTGCATAGACTCTATCAGTCTACATGGAGCTATTGGAATGCAAGGCAAAAGGTGTTTCGAACGATGACGATTGTGATGATCATCATGATTGTCATAACGTTCATCATCTTGATATACATGATCCGTATTCGTGTGAAACATCCAAAGGGCGGTGATGATGCACTAAGCGTTGATAATCTACAGTCCATGCTATTGTACCTCATCGTGTATACGATCTTCTTTACGATCATGCTGATGTTGTTATTGATGATGATAGAAGGCATGAGGATGTCAAATGCACGTAAAAGAGACAATAACATGCGGTTCACGAACTTTAACGTCATGTTGATTCCCAATATTCATATGATGTTGTTCTTGCAGGCCATAGGATATTATATGCAGAATAACACTAACGAGTACATCAGGGTCGTCAACCAGCTGCAAAGCGGTATCAAGAGGTCGGGTGGGGGCGGCACCAAGACATGCGGCAAGAACGCAACCACGAAGATCGTAGATATCATGATCTCAAAGAACCCCTGCAAGAAGCAAGCGAATCTTTCGGATCTCTACGATGTCTTAAAGGTGGAAATCAGAGATTTTGTTTTCCAGTTTTACAATTATGGGTATGGGTATGTTACTTTGAAGAAAGCCGTGATAAAAAGCAGTAATGCGTATATCCTGAAGGAAGTTCGCAAGATTTTTTCGTTTTATTACTATCTGTTCAACAAACGCGGTGAATATGACGTCGAAAGGTCGATGCTGGAAAGCAATCAAAAGATATTAGACAACATCGTCGTGACCAAGTTCCGCGAACTAGGAATATCTTATTTTATAGCGAGCGAGGGCACTGACGATGTCACCATTAAAATCATGAACGAAGATACTTCCAGGAACCCCAGGTTCACCCCCCAAGCTACGCTTTTTGAAAACTCTATCAAACACCTTCTGATTTATACATACCCTTTATATCTCAAAGTATTACCGAATTCTTCAGAGTTCACAACATTGGCGCCAGTGGTATCAGCTGGACTTCCTACGCGAATATCTGAAACGACCGACTTTAACAGAAGAACGAAGGTTTTCTTTGATAACTTTTCACATGAAATATACACAGAATATGTCAATCGGATGAAGAGTGCGACACCCCAGGAGAGGCAGGTGTTGTTCAACCTGTTCTTGCAAAAGTTTGATACCTACATCGAAAACGAGATGACCAATTTACTCTTGGTCGTCGAAGGCGCGTCTACCTTTCCGTTGAATGATGATTACATCCAAAGACGAATCGATAATGTGATGGAGAACTCGGTGGTTATGCAAACGAAGGAATCGTACCGGACAATTTTCAAAACTGCATTCATGGAGCATTTGATACCGGTCATTCGCAAAAACATTCTTAACACCATCGATACCGTGGATGTATCAAAGGGGATCAACTCGGTGATCAACTACAAGATTCATATCTTATCCAACCAACTTGCCAATGAGTTGGCCGACTACAACATCAATGTGATGGAGAACCTCGATTATGTGGTGGAAAAACTGGAAAAAGACAACATAGACCAGCGTTTGCTGAATATCTATACCAAGGTGATGTACGGCCTGGATGGGGTGATCGATACCAAACGGAAAATGCGTCGATCATCGGCAGAAACAGCTGCTCAAGGAAGATTCATCTCGACCGCCGAATTCATCACGCGACTCAACACGATCACCTACGACGATGTTTACAAAGGTCTCGATACCAAATATGCATATGATGTCTTGAACGATTTTTACATGGAGGTGAGTCATGCTTCTGGTACGAGCGGCATGGATCGTACGGAGCAAAACATATTTTATCAACAGATGAAGAACTTCCGGATGAGCAGGACGCTCATCATCATGGTAACTATCATTATCATCATGGGATATATCTACTATGTTATTCCACAAGTCAGGATATGGAATAAACTATCGAACGCTCCCGAGCCCGAAACCGCCACAGGCGAAGTCATCAGGAGCATCAATCATGTGAACATTGCAGCCAAAACATTGATTCCCTTGGTCGCCATGGTCTTCGTCATCGTCCTTCTCTTTTCATATCATGCAAAATCCGTACACAAGTTCAACTTTAATAAAGAGACGATCGAAACGAATACGAGTTACTTATTGAGCTCTCTCACCAAACTCGATTCGCTCATGGGTAAAATTAACAAGGCCGTCGACTCGAAGAGATATGCTGCGATCGGTGATATTCAAGATATAAAAGAGGAGGACAAGACGGACATGTACAAGTATATGATGAACGTCATCAACCAATACGAAAAATGTAATTATATCATCAACATATCTCGAAGCAAGATACCATTTCCATACACCGAATTGACCGTAGATATCTTTATGATGGGCGTGTCACTCATGGCCATCGTATATCTCACGATGAAGATCGGACCTATCGCTCGCCTCGAGAAGATCAAGGATCTGAACAAGAAACGGGAAGATGCTATTATCATGACCGTAAGCAGCCTGAAAGCAGTCGCGGATAAGGAAAAACAATGTAATACTGAAGACGTAGAAGCGATCGTCTTCACGATCAAAGTCATCATCTTTACTGCTATCTTCCTCTTCTTGATCTTCTATACCGTGACGATCTTGGAGTCGGCAACGGAATTCAAGATGGGGCTTTATAATAGCGTGTACTTTGAGGAATCTCGGTGCTATACGGGGCAGGATTGAATGTTCTTGAGGTGTTCAATAATAGAGGTGACTTCTTTGAAGACAGCATCGGCGCTCTGATTCCCATCAACTTGGAATGCGAGCGTTTTGATGGAAAGCGTGAAGTGTTGTTGGGCCATGTTCTCATATTTGTTATGAATATCTTCCAGATAACTCATAGGGACTGTGGATTCGCAATCTCTGGCACGATGTTGCATACGTGCCATGCAGACTTCTGGATCTGCTCGGATATAGATGACCGCATCTGGCTTCCATGCGAGTTCTTTGTAGATGCTATCGAACATATCATACTCGAGGCGCGTCATGCGACCCTGGTCATACTGTTGTTGCGAGAAGATATGCCGGCATGATAGCGGGGAACGCTCATAGATGGCCATGAAATTATTATTGATCCACTTATGATAAGACATGAGGACCTTGAGATTGAAGGACATACCCCAACGCTCAGGATCCTTATAAAACACATCGAGCCACTCACCCCATTCATCGATCGGCTCGAGGAAGATGGGCAGCCTGGTTACTTGACACAAACGTGTCATCACGCTCGACTTGCCGCAACCGATATTGCCTTCGATGGAGATCTTCATGTTGCTTTTGTCTGCCGTGCTTGTTCTCTAAGTATAGAAATTCAATTTTTCTGAGGCGACTTCCATGACACGTTTCTGGCGTTTCAAGGCTCCACCGTAGGCCGTTATCATCGCCGCGCCGAGAGATTTATTGTTCTGCACGATTTGATACCATATGATAGCAAAGAGGACACCCAAGAAAGCAATGATGATGAGGAAGGCGCCGAGACCTTCGTTCTTCTTGTTCATGATCATATTCGTGCCTATGACGACCAAAACGATGAACATGATCACTGCGACGACGATACCGATGATAGCATCCCATTGTGCCACTTCTTGAAGTGATTCAACAAACGAGTCGGCTGCTGTCGGCGGTGGCATTTTTATTTATGCTGATGGTTTTATTTACGCCGCGGCTTTCAGAGCAAAATCGACGACTTCCTCCATATTGTGACGGTTACCCTGGAACTTTTCGATTTGGTTGCCTTGAGCATCGATAGCGATGATCGTGGGAAAGCTATTGATATCGTACTTGTTCGCTAGATTCTTGTTTTGATCATAGTCGATCTTCTCGAAAGTCACATTGCCGTTCGCTTCACGGGCTTTCGAGTATGCGTTATCAAAGGTGCCACTATCGAGGTATTTGGTGCAATGAGGGCACCAGGTGGCATGGAACAGACACACACGTACGCCATCTTGACTGAACTTTTCTTGGGAGGTCATACGTGTGTAGGACACATAAAGAACAAGGGCGAGCGAGAACACTAGGACACCAAGGAGAATGCAGCGTGTGGTCGTGTCGGTCGTCGCTGCAGCAGGCGATTTCGCGGATTTAGGAGGCATGTTTAGTATAGCATGAGAAAAATTTTATGGTATGCTAGTTTTTCCGCTGCATATCTTTGAGCATTTTTCCATAGTCGCATGTGATCATATCATAGAATGTCTTGACTTGATACTTGTCACCATTCAACGCTTTCATCTCCTCGAGACGGTGCATTAGATAAGCCTTGTTTTGTTTGAATTCTTCGCGGATGATGGCCTTGAAAGGCTCGAAGACCAGGTGGTCAAATGCTTCTAAAATACACTTGTATTTTGCGTATTCGACAGCCATATTGTACACCTGGATTTGTTTGAGTAAAGCCATCTCAAGACCTGGTTCGAAACATAAGCTCCGTTCTGTGAAGCGTGCTTCTAAGATATTCACGAGGTTTAGAACCGACGTCGCCGGCGACCAATCATTCGCTCCCCATGTGTTGATCACAGAAAGACATACTTTGCCGGTTTGATAGTAGTTGGGATGTAGTCTACAATATTTCTGTTGTGGATAAAATACAATGTCAGGCGGAGACATCGGGTAATCGATCGTGAATGTGAAATGAAACATGAAGAAACCTGCCGTGTATGGAGATATCAAATCACCATCTCTCTTATCCTTGGGTACTATGAGCACTCTGATATTGTGTATATTTGCTTCATCGACGTGTATGTAAATGCCACGACTCTGCAATTCTGCCTTGTTTTTGTCCAATATGGCGATATCTCTAATGAGTCGTCTGGTTGATATGTCGGTCATGGTGTGTGGCTTATCATACAAAGAATAAGCTTATATATCGCCTTAGACGTCTCCTACAAGTTTTTCAATGTCGCCTGCATACACCTCGTAATATGAATATATGTCGTCAATAGATAGTCCATTGAGTGTCTTGAGAGATTCTTGCACGACGGCGCGATTACGATAACCTGTATTGGCCTTGAGATATTGTGTTGCAAACTCGTCATTGAAGCACTTACATAATGCGTTAAGCTTAACTTTATGTTTCTGCATAATGTTGTCCAATTGTGCTATACTCGTGATTATATCAATTGGTGTTGATGCTATATCTTTCATGGAGGGTACAACATTAGTAAAGTCTGTGTTTTTCAGATTCGTGTTCAGAGAACGAAATTCACTTTTCTTCACATGAATAAACTTTCCATAGTATGTATCGTCATGTTGACGGTCGTGGCTCGCTGGAGAGATATGCGTTCCGGCCATTGGATAAGACGAGAACATTTCTCCAACTTTAATCCATCCAAGCGCCGGATCTTGGAAGTATAGCGATTGTTTAACGGTGTTAATACCATAATCCCCTGCTTCCGTAAAGGCGTCGTCAACTATTTCATTGATCTGAAACTTGCGCTCTCCATCGAGTTTTATCACGATAGAATCTCCATTTATAGGTTTCTTTTTTTGTTTGGGTGGTGACTTTGTCGAAATTTCTGGTGTCCGTTGCGTGCCGTACACATTCACAGTGTACTTATAGTCCGTCTCATCTTCATCATAATCAATAGAAATCTTAAAAACACCCGGACCTAATGAAAAAGCGTTTTGGTGCACTATGGCTGGCATTTAAGTTATAAATAGAAAATTTTGAATATTCTAGATCAGATTATTGCAAGCATCACTCTCCAATTACGAGTCTCACGCAATTGTCGGAGAGTTTGAGTCCGTGGTAGACCACCAGCGTATCGAAGACAGTCTTGGAGTCACGAGACAACCATATGAGAAAGTTGATGCTTTCAAAGTTTGCATGCCATATCCCAATGAATTTCCCGAGATATTGATAGGGTACTAGGAACATTCGTTTGGTGATCGTATGCTCGTTGAACACATCTAATTGCCATTGGGTATCGGACCCATACACAATGTACGGAAAGTCACGAGCTTCCAGGTTTTGCATGAGTTGTTTGAAATGCTCGGATATTCTGTCGTCTTCGTCAAAAACGACGAGACTATATTGGATATTCGTGATATGATAAATTTCGTCGATAATTTCAGCAACTTTACACGGGTCAAACATAAACATACATTACCGTAGTCATTTAAATAATATCCCAATAGATCATATATGTTGAAAGTCGTTACTTTCAGCAAGGCCGCTATATTAGAGAGAAAGAAGGGGGTGCAACGGGATCCTGATATTGATGCAAAATATCGGGATATCTTCAAGTTGGATTGTTTCCAATCCACCTATACGATCCCTCTGAATAAGATGATGAAAAGCAAAGATGACAATGCACGCCGCTACAAGACCTCGTTACCACCGAGTCACATCATGATTAATAATAAGAGCATCACGAAGCGTCTGATCAGCATTCTGAATGTCTTAAACGAAGCGAATTACGAGAAGCAAGCTCATAAGGTGTTTTTTTTGATGAAAGATGATGACATCATTCAAATGACTCGTTTGATCTTGGATACCTGTACGATCCAAGTTTTTTATATTAATCTGTTCATTAAACTTCTAAATGACCTACTTTGCACCGAACACAAAGTAAAGGTACAGAATACGATTGATCAGTTTGTAACAGAATTTTGGAATGGCCACAGTGTAGGCTTTACCGCACCAAAGGGGGAGTTCACCACATACGATTTGTTCTGTTTGAAGCAAAAACACAAGGCAATGTATACAGCGAGAGCAAAAGTTGTTTTTCATCTGTTCAAAAAAAACATGGTTAAATACGATGCTGAAGGACTTGTCGAGTTCATAAAACGACACTTTCATAACATCGAACAAGACGGCGAGGATGCCATCGATATCATGCTCCAAGTCATGGTCGACGCAAAAAACATATTAAGATGGAATCCCAGAGATACTGGAATAGATTTTTCGATGTATATCACGAATTTCAAAACGAAATTCCTGTTCGAGTCGCTCATGAGCAATCACGTCATCCGCTAGAAATAGGCCGCATAAGCGTGAGAAGGCAGGTTCTCAAAACCTTCGATCATCTTTGCAGCGGGCGCTGCTGCGGGCTTTGCTGTGGGCCTTGCTGTGGGCCTTGCTGCTGGCTTTGTCGTTACGAGAATGTTTTTGAGTTTTGTCATGTTACGTTGTACGGTTTCCAAGCTTAGGCTCGTATTATCTAGGATTGCCGCGATATCGCCGCTGTTATCTTTGGGAGGTGGGCGTTTTGGGGCGGGAGATGGCGCGTCGAGCGTATCTTCTTTAGCGAAGGTCTCTCGTGTTCGCTTGAATGCTTTCGAGATGGAATCGAGCTTACGCTCCTCTTCGTATTCTTCCTGTACATCCTCTTGTTCCTCTTCCTCCTCTTCCTCTTCTTCCTCGGCGTAAGCTTCCTTTGCCGAAGGGGCTGTCGATGGAGAGACACCGTAACGTTTTTTGAGGTCTTTTATACCGGCGTCGATCATATTTTTCAGTTCCTCTGGAGACATGTTCTTATACGTATCGACTTTAACGGATAGAGAATCGAATATTTTAGACTTGATTTCTTTATCAATCTTGACCTTATCAAGCTCGCTGCGGATTGCTTTAAGGATATCATATTCCTCGAATGTTTCCATTAATTTTTTGTCTTTGTGTTCATTCGCTTTTTGCTTGTTCACGTCTGACATGACGTAATAAATCGCGTATGCGAGTAACACAACTACAAACAAGACCAAGACAATTTTCATCTTTGTCTCCATGTTTTAAATATAAAAAGATATTTTTACCGTTGATTGCTATGAAGACTAACATGAAAAGGATCAACGCAGCAAAAAATTCGATATTCGACATTTGTCCCCTGTTTGCTACAAAGTTCACGGAGTAATAGGTGCACAAAACACCAAAAACAGCATGTGGTATCATGTCATACATAATCAGACAAATAGAAAATAATGTTTATATACAACAAATACATGGAATCCATGGAAGCCCCTTTGGTAATCGTGTTAGACTTGGATGGAACAATTATAGGTGATATTCGCCATCAAATAACCACATATGATATACACACCAAAGTCAAGAGTGATGGAGGCAAGTTGCAGTATAACTTTAAAGATTACATGTCCAAGTTGAAAGGCGGGATCGTACGGCCTTTTTTTTGCGAGTTCGTACGACGTTTAAAGCAGGACATTCCTTTTGTTGAATTTTTCGTATATACGGCAAGCGAGCAGAAATGGGCTATCCATATCATTAATCAAATCGAGAAAACATGTTCGTTCAAGTTCAATCGACCCATCTTTACACGAAATGACTGCATCGTGACGAAATCAGTATTTACAAAATCGCTCGATAAAGTAAAGCCACGAATAGCCAAGACGTTGAAACCCCGGTACGGACCCGTCAACCTTGAAAATCGCATATTGATCGTTGACAATACAGACGTCTTTGTCAAGGAAGACCAGCCGTATCAAATACTATGCGACACATATAACTTTGAATATCCAGAGAACATCGGAGCCATCATAAACCATGCGGATTATACGAAACATCATCATATCATCAATAAAGTTCTTGCTGAACACCTTGGGATCTTTTTGGTCGGACCAAACTATCTGAACTTTCAAGCCAAGTTTTATCGATACTACTCGTTATTATTGGGAAAAGCAATGCCAACAAACAAGGAGTTCACCAATGATACCTTTTACAAGGATTTACGAAGAGCCATTGTGAAGCTCGTCGTGGTTCGCAAACACGGCAAATTCGATGCCAATGGTGTCTCTTATATAAGACGCCAGCTCGCTAAAGCTAAACATAAATGATATTATCGTTTGATATCGGTATAAAGAATCTTGCGTATTGTTGTTTGGACCATAACGGGACAGTATTTATATGGGATCGAGTAGATATCGGTGTAGATCATAAGAACATTCAAGTATTGGTCAATGCAATGATCGATATGATCGATGACGTGCTTTATACAAAGTTAAGTAATTTTGACTTGGGAAATGAGCATATTATATTCCTCATCGAGAACCAACCTGTGCTAAAAAATCCGGTCATGAAAAACCTCCAAATCATCATTGCCACATATGCGACCCTATTAGAAAAAAAAGGGGTGGTGGGGAAGGTCGATATTCATTTCGTATCAGCATCTTCAAAGATAAAACTGATCGAAGCAGAGACGGGTACAAAGATACCTGCAAAGTCATATAGTGCAAATAAGAAAGCATCCGTCGATCATACACGAACCTTGGTCGAAAGGTCAGATAATCACTATATGAAATGCGTGTTTGCAGAGACGAAGAAGAAAGACGATATCAGTGATGTCTACTTACAAGCACGATGGTGGATGAAGAATAACGCTAGAAAAATACCATAAACTCATGCGTTTCAATCTATTTAAAGTTGTGTTATTCACTTTTAATATGGATCTCGGTCTAGATCTTCTCATGAATCCAACTAAGAAAAATATCGAAAACATGTCGAGTCGGGCATCGAGTGTGAAGGATGCTCCTGGAAGCGTGAGGAGTATCAAGTTGGATTCCGTAAAAAATGACGATGTTCAATCTATGATCTTTGAACGGGTTAAAGTAGATGAGCTCTCGGATGTCGATAAAACATCCGAATCTTCATATCAATCATCATTTCGCCAACAGCCACGACCACAACAGTTTCGAGCCCGTCCCCCTCAAAGCGAGCGTGAAGAGGATGAGAGTTATGCGGAGAGCGATGGGGAGTCCCTCGGGAGTCTTCTTGCGAAGGGCGGGGGCGGGAAGCGTCAAATGACAGAGGACGAAATACTAGCCGAGAAACGCGAGATGTTGTATCAGTTCGATCGTATCGAGAAAAAGGGCTTTAAGATACCCAAGAAATTCACGCTTGCCTCGAACTTAGAGGAAATGAGAATGGAATACGAGCGCGTGAAGAACGATCGGGCTATGGACAATGCAGTGAAATTCCAACGAAAGGCGATCGTTTTGTTGACATCGGGGATCGAGCTTCTCAATTCGAAATATGATCCTTTCAATGTCAAGCTGACTGGCTGGTCCGAGAGCGTGCATGAAGATATCGACGAATATGATGATATTTTCGAAGAACTCTATGAAAAGTACCGTGGCAAAGCCAACATGGCGCCCGAACTCCGGCTGCTTCTTGGGCTGGGCGGTAGCGCATTCATGTTCCATATGACGAACAGTCTGTTCCGCAATGCCCCAGAATTGGGGGATGTCTTGAAAAACAATCCCAACTTGCGACGACAGTTCGCAGAGGCCACTGCAAACACCATGAAGTCTCAAGCAGAAAGCGGCGGAGGCGGGGGTGGTCTCTTTGGTAATATTGCGGGTATGTTCGGCAACATGTTCGCGGGTGGGAATGCGCCTCCGCCCCAACCACCACCACAGCCAGCGGGAGGCGCTCAACGACCCACCTTCAACATGAAAGGTCCCTCGAATATGGAAGACATATTGAAAGATATGGAAAATGATAACAATAGAATCGAAGTGATGTCCACGGTGACATCTTCAGAATTCACCGAATTGAATGATGATGTAAGCATACATAACTTGATCAGTAAGAAGGGTAAGAAAAAGGCAAATGTTATGTCCCTCGATATTTAGATCTGCTTTTTACGTCTGTGACTTGTATATATCACCGATGATATACTTGATCGCATGGTTGACTTCGTCGAAGAGGGGAACGTTATTCGCTTTTGCATCGGCTTCGAGGTAAGTACGCCCTCGATTCAGATCTTTTAGTTCGTTTTCGTTGATGCCTTGTGGGCAGTCTTGGATTGTTTTTATAACGAGAACCACGTTCATACCACGGCCGATACAGAAGGAAGCTTCCTGTATCGATGCGATGGCACGTGTTTGGTCGTCGATAACAAAGAGAATATAGCGAGAGTTATTCTTATACTGTCTCTCAGTCTCCTCGAGGCTCGGGTCCCATACATCTACCTGAGGATTATAGTAGGTTACATTGGCGGAGTCCAACATCGGAATCGCTATCGTTTTACGCCATGTCGTTGGATTGCAAGACCCACCCAGGAACACATCACACAGAGGGTTAGGCTTGGCGGGATGAACCTGTTGAGCGCGACTGGGAATTCCGGATGCATTGCCCATGGTTGCTTTTGTGTAGATCATGTGGTCGCATTGTCACGTTCAATTTTTGTGGCGACTGCTTTAGCTCGAACACACGACACACACTTCATCTGTACAAAGGACTTGCTTTTTTGGTGGTTCGATCGTAAACTTTTGGGTTTGTGCACGTGGCTTCGATCGAAGATAGTATACACCCGTCTTTAAACCCTTTGACCACGCGTAAAAATGCATGCTCGTGAGTTTTTTGTAATCGGGATCTTCGATATAGAGGTTCATGCTTTGTGACTGACAAATATAAATACCGCGATCCGCCGCTTGATCGATGACGGCCTTTTGCTTGATTTCCCATACGGTCTTGTATAGGTCCTTCAGTTCTTGGGGAATGCCTTCGATCGTCTGAATGCTACCATCGGACATGATGATCGCATCGCGCATCACTGGATTCCACATACCGCACTTGATGAGATCCGCCATGAGATACTTGTTGATGACGATAAACTCCCCAGCAAGTGTCTTGCGTTTGTACATATTAGACGTGAAAGCCTCGAATGACTCGTTGAATCCCATGATTTGAGATGTGCTAGCGGTCGGCATCGGTGCGATAAGAAGGCTATTACGCAAGCCGTATTGCATGATTTCTTGCTTTAGAGCGCTCCAATCATATCGATCGGTATATGGCGTAGCACCCCAAAGGTCGAACTGCAAAAGACCCTGAGAGGCCGGCGAACCCGCAAATGTTGAATAGGCACCTGGATATTTGGAAGATGTCGGAGGGTCGTATTCGTTCCTCTCGGCGAGATCAGCGGCGATATGACGTTTCTTAGCGATCGCTAAGGATGAGACAAGAGCGCCATGGTAAATGGTCTCGAATATTTTGAGATTGAGATCGCGAGCTTCGTCGCTTTCGAAAGGAATACGCATCATCGCGTATGTATCGGCGAGGCCCTGAATTCCGATACCGATGGGTCTATGACGAAGATTGGACGTACGAGCTTTGGGAACGGGGTAATAGTTGATGTCGATGACTTTATTGAGGTTCTTGGTAATGATTTCGACGACTTCGTGAAGCTTTTTAAAGTCGAACGAGGGAATATCATCGCTAGAGCGCGTGACGAAACGTGGCAAACATACACTCGCTAGATTACATACAGCGATCTCGTCCGGCGAGGAATATTCCATGATTTCCGAACACAAATTACTAGACTTAATCGTCCCGAGGTTCTTTTGATTGCTTTTTTCGTTTGCGGCATCTTTATAAACTAGGTAGGGCGTACCCGTCTCGATCTGTGACTCGAGAATCTTGAACCATAAATCTTGAGCATTCACTTGCTTGACATAACGTCCCTCGCGCTCATAACCGAGATAAAGATCGTTGAACTTGTCACCATAAACCTCACTCAAACCCTTGCATTGGTCAGGACACATGAGACTCCATATGCCCCCCTGCTTGACGCGTTCCATGAAGATATTCGGAATCCATAGCGCCAAGAAGAGATCCCGAGTACGCTCTTCCTCATGTCCATGATTTTTGCGAAGGTCCAGGAAGGCTTCCACATCCGCGTGCCAAGGTTCTAAGAAAATGGCGATGCTACCATTGCGTTTCCCGCTTTGATTAACGTAGCGAGCCGTGTTATTGAACACTCGCAACATAGGAATGATACCCGTACTGATTCCGTTCGTCCCCCGGATTTTACTACCTTTGGCACGAACGTCGTGGATGTGCAGCCCGATCCCCCCCGCATACTTTGAGATCTGCGCACATTCTGCAAGAGTATCATAGATTCCAGCGATGCTGTCAGAGTTGTTCGCGAGGAGAAAGCATGATGAACATTGTGGTCTCGGAGTGCCTGCGTTGAAAAGCGTCGGTGTCGCATGGGTGAAATACTTGTTCGCCATCAACTCATACGTTAGGAGGGCCTCTTTGATATCATCCCGATGGATACCAATGGAAACACGCATGAACATATGTTGTGGGCGCTCGACCACGGCATTTCCAACGCGCAACAGATAAGAACGCTCCAGCGTCTTGAAGCCAAAGTAATCTAAGTTATAGTCCAAGGAATAATCGATGTAGTTATTGAACTTTTCTTTGTTTCTCATCACGATATCATAAAGCTCCTTGCTCACGAGCGAATGATCGTAAAGGATTTGAACGGTCTCGGAGAAAGATGGTGATGTGTTCTTCTGGTGATTGGATATGATGATGCGTGAAGCCATCACACCGTAATCGGGATGCTCCACCATCATGGAACTGCAAATATAAGCAGCGAGTTCATCTAATTCGCTCGTTTTCACCATATCATAGATCCGCCCACAAACCTTTTGTGAGATATCATAAACATCAACGCTAAGACCATTCGAAAGCTTGCGAATACGATTCAACACTTTATCGAAAGATACATCCTCACAATGACCGGTTCGTTTGAGAACGCGCATTGAATACATATATCGAGATGGCCTTATATAGATTTTTTTCTGTTATTAGAAGTAAATGGAGTACTCGCATATCACATTTCTCCTAGGAACACTCATTCTCATCATCGTATTTTATGTAGCTATATCACCCCCCGTCAAAGAGTCCTTCACGACCACTGCCGAACAACCCCTGACTCAATTCAACACATGTGGCAAAGACATCGTATTTCTTAAAGCAGGCGTGAATAGGGCAAGTTCGCGAGCCATTCGCTCTGATACTGCAAATCTAAGCAATATATCGAATGTCGTTCCGATCAACACGGATGGTTCGCACACAGATCATGATACTTATTCGATCATCAAAGACAACTTTATTTATTACACCTTCCGCAAAAATGAATATGATATTCGTTACAAAGAACTGATTACGAACCCGGCCACAAGTACCGTCACACTTCGTTTCGATCTGGATAATGAGCTTGGACTATCATTCCGTGATAATACCACCAAACTGATTCTATCGCGGCCGCTGTACGTAGAGTTCGTAAAGAACGTCGATGAAAGCATCGCATATCTCCCTATTTTCAATACGCAGGGATCCGAAGCTGGGCGGGTGTTCCGTTATACAAATTATGACCTTCACCATACATTGGTTTCCCGTGGACCTGTACTGTCTGCACAAAATCTCAATACTTCAGATATGAGTCTAATGTTCGAACCGGTTCTACCCAAAGATGCTATGCGTCTGAGTATAGGTGGTCTATTTAACTATGGGGGCGAGGCCAAGACGGTATCAGACCTTGAGTTGCCAGCACACAATAGTCAAACAAAGGTGATCACCTATTTCCTAGATGATAAAATTCCATTGAGTCTTCAAAACGTGGGTAAAATGATATCACGGGATGGTTACGCAGATCTCTTCGAGGCAAACCGTGTAGAACCCGTCCGGGAGATCGTTGTTTTCGATAAGGAGTATGCTAGGAAATTTCAAAACAACACGAACTTCAGATCTCAAGCAAACTATGAGTTCAATAATAACATCAATGTCTTTTTCCGCAATTTCATCGTTCCCACGTTTTCGTTCGCATTTGATATAGTTCTGAACGAGATCGCGCCCAACAACAACACCATGGTGGCGAATATGTACATGAACAATAATCTTGGAAGCTATTCGTTCTGCGCTGACGTTATCGACATGCCCAAAAACAACAATATCATGTCACTCATCGCAGAAAGTGGAGCCGCCGACACAAATGCAGTCAATCTCGTTTTGACCACTGGGCGCGGGTCCAGCTGCAATTACCCCGTTTCAGACAGTAGCGGAATTGCTATCACGGTGCCAAAATTCACCAATGGGAAGATCATAAGAGTGATTGTCATGGTATCACCCAACGAAAAAATAATCGCCGCTTTTTGGAACGAGACCGAAAGATCATCTCAGAAGTTCGTTACGTATGGCCGAAGTACCCATTGTGCGAATGATTTGAACTTTTGGAGATTGTTCAAAGAAGGAGAAAAGACCGGTAAGCAACGCACGATCAACATCGAAAACATCATCCTGGCACGCAACCCCCGGCTTCTGAAAGCATGTAGGTATGTGAAGCTCGGTCATGTAAATCTGGTAAATGAATACATCGCGTAATTTTAGTCCCGAAACATGTACGTATCATAGGTGGATGGGGCGCGTTTCGGCGTCACAAACGGCTCTGTCGCGATGACCTGCTCCCGCACGATCTCGAGAGTGAAAGCATCTGGATTTTGCCGGTAAAAGAGGATCTTGTTCCATACTTTTTCTAATTCTTCGAATTTGGTGGCGAGAAAGCTTTTATCTCGTGTCACTCTTTTCAAGTTGTACTGCGTCAATACCCAGTAACGACAGTCGTCACCCATCCACACATCGTCTATCTTGTCACCCTTCATGAAAGGCTCTTGATAGGTGATTTCGGCTTTGGAATCTTTATAACACCCGCGAGCGATGATATCAGGAGATACGCTCTCCTTGAAAGCGTCAACATCCGATAACATCTCAAAAACGCACTCGAAATAATCACAGTCGTCCAGGTCACAGACATCTAATTGCCCCTGAATCTGATAATAATATTGTTTTGGAACCTCACCATCCGGCTTTCTCTTGTATGGACATTTGATCTCCACCATGATGCCATCTGATGTTATACCATCCGGTGATGCACCGAAAAAACTCAGGTGCGGATGCTTGAGAAGACCAAATTCATGCACATGTTTGTTTTGCAGACGACAATACACCGCTATCGCAACCGGTTCAAACGTATTACCCCATTTGAAAAAGGGGTTGACCCGGGACATGCTCGTTTCAGTCGCATCCCTCGGAAGGCACTTTTTCTCGATGAGTTGTTTCTGCGTGCCAAACTTGCCTTCTCCAAGCGCTTGAGCAAAATCGCTCGCAGTTATCAGGTTCGCACGCGCTTCATACCAAGCCTCCGTCTTTTGTTCCAACTTTGGAATCTTTAGTAATTTCTGGACCTTGGGGCAAACCTCCATTTATATACTCTTTATAGATACTCTTTATATGGTTTTCTTAGATGTAGTATATAAGAATATATTGTGATAATAATGTAATGAACAATGACATGATCGTAGAGTTGCTACATCCGATCCAGCACAAAAAATTGCCCGCCGCCAAAACTACACAAAAGCTTCCACCATCGTATGGCGGTTTTTCGCAGGACAATTCCTATGATATCGACAAGATGAACATATTGATCGCTGAGGAAATCGGCCGTATTCCACTAAAGAGCCGCTGGAGAAGCCTCGGGAAATCCTACCAATGGGAGCTTATCTGCAAGTACTTGGAGGATCAAGATCAATACGAAATTATCTTGGTTCCCGAGATAAAAGAACGCCTGAAGCGCACGTTGCAGGCGAACAACGAAGTCAAGGTCATATTCGACCATGTAAACAGTAGGATACAAAAGATATGCGACTACTAATCATAGACGCGACCGAAGCGCGCAATACGTTTGGTGATGTAGCCATTAGAACTGGCATAATAGAACCGCTTGACGAGTTCTAATTCATCAAAGTTATTGATGCGGAAGGCAAAGCTCACTTCACGCAGGTTTGAGTTCTGGCCTTCAAGGCGCTGATGAGTGAGGCGGAAAGACCCGCCTAGAAGCTCCCAGTAACTCTCTGTGTCGTATCCGCCTTCCGTTCCAAGCGTCTCGAGTCCCGCGGATCCATAGTTCCATAAGAAAGACTTGTTACTATCGGTATAGAGGGTCGTTGCAACACCATTCGGATAGCCGAACACTACGAGACCGGCTCCGCTATTCGTCGCAGTGCCATCCGTCACGGTGCCACCGCCTACCGGTTTCGAAACCACAATCTTTTTGTCATCGATGGTCAACGAGTTCTGTACGACCGTCGTCGAGAATATATTACTCGTATTGAGCGTACCAGTGAGTTCGATATCACCGCGGACTAGAACTCGCCCACCTGATACAGTAAATATCGGGTCGAGAGGGGCGTTAGAGAAACTGGATACATAAAAGAAGATATTGCTTTGGGCCGTGATCCCGATATCTCTCGAGGCATCTACGAAGATGTTACAAGATGTGAAATGCATCACATTGCTGGCATTCATGAGCACATTGCTCTTGGCAGTGACATCAAAGGTATTACTCGTAATCATGGTGATGGTATCGTTGTTGAGTATCTGATAGTTGCTCGTATTAAAAATCATGTTGGAACGGGTCGTGATCGTGAAAGTATTAGAGGTATTGAAGTCTATGTTGCTTGCTGCATATAGTTCGATGGTATCCGCAGGCACGTTCATCTTCATGAAGATATTAGAATTATCGACAATCGTATGCACATTGCTATAAGACTTGACCGTGATGTTGCCCGTCACCGAATGAGTAAATATATTACTGGTTACCTGTATGGTCATATCGTTAGAAGATAGCAGAGTGAAATTGCTCTTGCTATAGATATTGACATTGCTAGTGAGGGAATTTATATTGATGGCTCCACGGGTCGACGTCAATGTGATATTACTGGTGTTTTGAATGAGTGTATTGTTGGAAACAGTGACCGTAAAGTTATTGGACGAAAAGATATCAAAGTTGCTCGTCAAGGCAGTCAAAGCAATATTGCCGTTTGAGGACGCCATAGTAATATTGCTCAAGGTCGTGAGAGAAAAGTTATTACTGGCCACGATGCCTATGTTACTGGCCGCATACATGTCGATATTGCTAGCCATCGATCGTATTCGCACTTCACCCCCCGTAGAATCGATAAACATATTGCTCGTGATAAAGGCCTGGTAATCATTGGATGTGTTGAGTATAGTATTCACGAAAGAATACGAGAAAATATCATTATTCATAGCAGATGTGGATATCTTTCCATCGACACTTGTCGTCGTGATATTGCTTTGACTATTGATGATCATCGCATTCGAACTGATAACCGTGAAAATATTGGACGTAAAAAAACTCATGTTGCTCGTCGTCGAGCTCATCGTGATATCACCCGTATAAGCATCCAGAGTATAATTGCTTGTCGCTTTTATGTCGACTGAGTTTGACGTATGTGTGATGTGGTCATTAGCAGCATAAAAATTTATGTTATTGGTGCTTTGGTTCATAGAAAATCTTACATTCGACGCAGATCCGTTGAAATACAAATTGCTCAGTGCATTGATGATGAGATTATTGGACGTATTGACTCGAAAGTTGCCATTTTTAGCACTAAATGTGATGTTGCTCGCAGCATCTCCCACGATATTGTTACTCGCCGCATCCAACGTGAACGTAAGGTCGTTCTCGTTCGCTTTGAGTTCCAAGCTCGTGTTCGAGTATGCAGATATGACATTAGTATAGTTACTGACGGTCGTCCAATTCGACCGTGATATGTCGATGGAATGAACGTCGTTGATGGTGATAGCAATCTTACCAGAAGAAGCGATTTCGAACGCGGTAAGATCCTTACCATAAATCCTCGGCATCCACACCGGACCGAATGTCGTCACATAGTTCGAATTCATGTATAAATCGGTGTTACATGCTCCAGTGACATAAGCAATTGTATCTGTCGATTGAGTCAAATTATCGTAGATGACACTCATTTATTATAGTTTGTTGTTATATTTTTCTCGAGCTAGAATTTATAAATACACCCCACTAGGGCTCTTTTGTATATCTTGCCTTGATAGGCGAAAACATGACATGTATAAATCTTTGAGTCAATATCAAAGTCACAATCACATGTGATCTTTCCCACGGTATATGCTTTGATCACTTTGCTTTTCTGACGCATCCCATATCCCTCTATATGAGATGTCGTTATTAAGTCACCGTTGCAAAACCTACCATTACAATCGATCACCCATATAGCACCCTCGCCTACCGAATTCACGATTACCTTGTCTTGGACGTATGTAGGTTTCGGTCGAGAAAACGTCATGTTTCCCAAGCGGTATGTACGGAGTTTACTCGCCGTTTCGAACCCGCTGATCACACCAAAAGCGCGGGTGTCGTATCTTTTTTGGGCGAGCTCTACGACGGGAATAGCTTCATCGATGTCGATCATGTGTTTATCCTCGAGATTGCTATACTTACCTTGTGAAATAACGATGCGTCCGATGAGGGTTTTGGCATCGCCGACGGCGTAACCGAAAGAACATCTATGTTTGCCCGTGAAATTCAAGATCTCCGGAGCAAAGTCATCCGTCCATGATACGACGGTACCGTTGCGACTTTTAAAAACCAAGTCGGCAGCTTCGGGAGGCCCGTTACGCCCCAGGAAGATATCCCAGTAAGACACATCAAAGTTGGATCGACACATACGAATAGAGCTCATGAAGCTCGCGTTACTATTGCACCGGAGACGCGCATTGATCGAAAGCGTATCAGCCGTATGAGTCGCGTTACTCTCGGTCAAGACGATTGAGTTCGAGTTGTCGAGTTGCAAGATCAGATTATTTGACGAAAGAAGGATCTGGGTGCCATGCCGTGTATTCATCAGGACACTCTCAGACATGTGTAGAGACGAATTGCTGCTATTGGAAAATGAAACATAGTTCGACCCTACGACGAGCCCTCCATATGTTCCCCGGAGTTGAAGGGTGGTATCCATGATGAACTGGCTATTGCTGCTCTGTGTGAGGCTATTTAGATTCGAACTCAGAAGCAATCCACTATGAAGCCCTTGCAAATTCACGACATCATCGATGAATAGGGAACCGGGTTGGGCGCCCCGGTTGATATGTGCGTAGTTCGATGTGAGTATGATACCTCCTGCATAATCGGGCGCCTTGTACTGGAAACTCTTATCTATGATCAGCGCGGATACGTCGCTATTCGACATATAACACATATTCGAGCCAATTTCTAACTTGCTCTCTGGGCCTGATATACTTATCACATTCGATGATAGTAGTAAGTCGCTATAGATCGTTCCTATCCGCACGCTTTCGTCCATGTTCATCCACGACTTATCATCGTGAGCGATGGTGACGTAATTCGACCCCAAAACCATCTCGCTGAACTTGCCTTGAATGCTGATGATATCGTCCATGAACAACGACGATTTATTGCTCTGCGTGATCGAAGTGGAGTGCGTGGTCAAGTCAAGAACGGCATTCCCAGGACCCGAAGATAGCCGGGCTAAATTGCTTTCTATGGAAAGAAACCCATATGTTCCTATGAGATCCACGGCTTCCGCGATGCTCAGGTATCTATTCGACGTGCCGATAAAGACATTTTGCGAGAGCTGAAGTGATGAATACTTGCCCGTAACGGATACCGTTTCGTCGATGGTGAGACCTTGGCCGTCGCCGACGAAAAACGTGATATTGCTGCTGAGGAAGATCTTTGCTTGGCCGCTTTGTATGTTCAAGTTCGAACTTTGGATAGATAATACGTACTTGCCGGTGTTATCGACATCCCCTATGAGAAAGTCCTGAATATTAAAATAATTTGCGTTTGAATTTTCGAGACCCTGTAACGTGGCTTGGTTCTTGGTATGAATGATGAAACTTTTATTTCCTGTGTTTGCTATGTTTTGGCCGATGAGTAAGCTATTCGAAGAATGATCCGTGATGCGTGACCCTAGCACCGTAGCCGCCACGGAGATGATGTCATTATTATTACCATAGCAATTGTTGAAGTATCCCAGAATCGTGCTTTGAAAGCCTACACCTACGTTATTACTCGAATTCACAAGAAGAGTGCCGGTATCGAATGTGTTTTTGAATCCGATCATGATATTGTTGTTGCCATTGAGATGGTCGCATGCAAAGTTCCCGATATGGATGTTTTGGGTCCCCGATACAATTTCTTTTCCCGCGTTGAAACCGATGAGCACATTATCATCCGAATTCGCGTTGAGACCTGCATTGGCCCCTAGAAAAACATTACGCTGGGCTGTGGTGATTTTGTAACCCGCTCGATAGCCATAGAGAGCATTATATAGACCTGTGGCCAATATACCCGCCTCGAAACCGACGATGGTCGCGAAATAAGGATTGCGGGTACTCACATCGAGAGCGAGCGTCTGTCTTCCCAAGTTCAGCAGGTTTTTTTCGCTGGAATTCGTGTAAACACTCATTAATATATCACATGAATATAAAATATGTTGATGTATATGGGGATAGCTCTCGGTGTAGTGATGGCGGTTTTTATCATATTGGTTATCATCGGAATAATGAACAAATGTAGCAAAAAAAAGATGCGTGAATTGAAGCTTCGTATTCAATTGGCAGTGCGCACCTTGAAGGCGAACATTCACAAAGTCCAAGGTGACCTCATCAACATCAACCCTTTCATGTTGTTATCCATGTATCCGTTCTATAAAGATGTTCTGCAACTGCCCTTTTATGTCGACCGCGACTCGTGCTTCACACGAGAAGCCGTGCATGAAATAGTAAAAGACACATATGGCACAAACCTTGAACATGCGTCTTCATTACATACGCGACTCAACGAAGACCCTTATCACTACCTGATCATCGACATCAACAACGCATTCGACTACTATGATCGTTACAAGGCAGGCGGATTAGCAGCGCTTTTGCTATAAGTTTTTTGTATTTTTCTTTTTGGAGTTTTTCAGGTTTACATCATGTTTGCCACAACACCCTGCTGTGCGCCCATCAGAATGAGCGATGAGATGATCTGATACTTGCGCTGGCGCTTGGCACGCTTGTGCTCGGGGCAGTCGTAGATATAGAGCATCTTGTGCAGGTCGTTCAAGCAAGAAGGCAGATCCGGAACAAGGCGACCCGACCCGTTATGCGGATCGATGAGCATCGTGCAGCGACCATGGTGCCAGAAGTCGATGAGCTCCGCATCAGACTTGTCCGCCACCATGACATCGATAAAGTCCATGCCGATGCGGTTCCGGAAGACGTCGGGGGCATGATCGTCAAGTAGGCACTCCGATGAGCCCGATGAACTGCATTTGTCCGTCACGAACATGCAACCGAACTTCAAGCGGAACAGCTCGAACTTGCCCTTGATCTGTGTCTGCTGTGTGACATCACGGTTGAACTCGATAGACTGGTTGTGCGAGGCATGCACAGGAGTGCGACGCAGAGGGATGCGCTCGCATTTGTCAAAGTGCGGGATCTCTATGCGAACGACGTTGTTCTCCTGCGCCTCTGAATGCGCGATGAGGAAGCTGTTCGTAGAGCACATATTGCGAGTTGCCTCGTTCTCGAACGGTGTCATGAAGGATCCGTCGGGATGGTCGATGTCGTCGAATGCTTTCACCATGGCCGCCTTGAAGTCAGCGATGGTGGCCTCGTCCATGATGGCCTCATGGCCAGGTCTGTTTAGGAAGAACATGTGGTCAATGATGCGCTTGTACTGGCTGATGACCTGGCAGAGGATGGTGTTGATCGAAGTGCGTAGGGCATCAAAGAGGCCGGCCTCCAGGTACGGATTGATATATATGACAATATCTAGGTCGGAGTATGGAAAGTCCGCCGCATATGCGTCTCCCACCAGCATCCGGTATGCCGTGCTGCCCTTCAAAATGACGAAGAAGTTGCTCTGAAAGTGCTGGCAGACAAAGGCACTCGTGCGGAGCTTAAATACCAGCATCTCATAAAAGCGAAGCGAGAGCACCTTGAAGCGCGGGTCGCTAAAAATGACACGTGCGAATGTCTCGGTGGCGATAGATTTTTTTGCATCTTCCATATCGCTGCCGTTGAGCTTGGGAAGCACCTTGAAAGCATACGGAGCGGTCCTGCCGTAGGACTCGGTAGAGGTGACGGCAGTCTTGATCCAGGCATCACGCTGAGCGGGTGTCCAGGCGTCCATTGCTTGTTGAGAGTTGGCTTGTTGAGAGTTGGCTTGTTGAGAGTTGGCGTGTTGCTTGTTGCTTAAGTCTGTGATACCGCCAATCAATTTTTTCGATGAGACGCCGTCGTGACCGAAAATTTTTCTACTTATAGTATAAAAACATGGATATTTCTATTCAAGCCAAGATCCTTGCGATCATCTACTTGATCGTCACGAGTCTTTCTGTCCTGGGGGCACTCGTGAGTCGCACCATCAGCTGGTATGGCATTATCATGACGATGATATGGCTCTCCCTCGCTGCATTGATCGTTTATGATACACACTGTCTAACCAGCGGCAATTGCTCGACATGGAGCAGCATCCGTACAATGATTTATAGCATCATCCCTGTGCTTGCTATCATCACCATGTTGATCGCGGTATTTCCACCATCTCAACAGGAGACCGAGACAGTCATGGTGATTCAACAGATCTAATGTTCATTCAGGATACGCATGAATGTCATGATCACGATGAGGAAAATGATGATACTCGTGAAATACTTGACGAGCAGTTTGATCAACATTTCATCAGCGTCTTTGCTGATGCCGGATAAGTTGGCGCAAAAGGGATACGAATTCACCGAATTGCAGAAACTTTGGGCACATGCCAATTTCATTCGTTCAATGTCCTTTTTCTTGAAACCATAAAGATTATACTTTTCAATAACATCGATATTCGCACAGATCGTCTTTGTCACACCATTATAACGGTTCAATCCATCATTGCACGACTCCATGTATTTTTTCATGCTGATGAAATGTTCTTTCAACATCTTTTCTCTTTCAATTGGCATGCTCGTTCGATAGTTCATATTGATTGCAGTGTTAAACGGCGAGTACCCGACTTTGCGATCTTTACGTCCATCCCCCGTGAAAATACGCATGACCGAGGCCTGGGGACAGTAATTAGGCACTGTTCTCTTTTGCCGTTCACAGAAAGATCCCGTCACATCCGGAGCATACCCTTTCATACAGGGCTTCGAACAGAAGAACTCTCGCGAGTATATGTTTTTCATGTGATAATTCGTCATCTTATACCAGCCCGCCGGACTGTTTTCACAAAACAGGAAATTGTGCATGCCACCGCTCGTGATCACATTTACAAAGGCAAGAAGCAAACAAAATACAGCGATCACGAGAAACAATACAGTAAACACGATGCTATATACTAGAAAAGGGGCAAAATCCATGGCCGTCCAGTACATGCAGATTGGAATATATATGAGACCAGGAAGACTGAGGATTTTATAGACGACGACGAGGAGTGCGATGGCGAGCCCTGCGAAAAACATGATGATATAATGGAGGGCGTTGCTGAAGATCATGATGAGGATAACTGCGATCTTGATGATGGGGTAGAACCGGGCCATGGTGGCCATGAACTTGACCATGTTGCCATAAGTTGTAGCCATCCATTGAATATGATGCGCGTGTCTTTGCATGAGGTCGGCACGCCATCGGGCGAACGAAGCATTCCATTCCTTGATTCTTCTAGCCCATTTCGTCAGGAAATTCCCCTGGTCTTGGGTTTGTTCTTTTAGCGCTACAGTGGTATCTTGGGCTTGAAAGACTGCTTCTTGTGCCCGTTCAGCGACATTACCACCTGTGATTGCCGCTGTTTGCGCGGTCGTTGCTGTTGCTACTGCAATTCCTGCTGCTGCTGTTGCCGCAGCACCACCGAGGTCGGCTACTGGAAAACCCATATCTTATTGTATCACGTAGATTTTTATATTTATTATTATGCTGAAACTACGCATTTGCTGCAGATGTATCAGGCATGCTTTGGGGTTCGGGCTGTGCTGGAGGTTGCGGGGTGCGCGGATCCGGTTGATCATACTTGGTGCCGCTTGATTCGTCCTTCTGCTTGAAGGAACCCCATACCGCACGCATCATATAATCAAGGATATCTCCCAAGTCGGCCCATCGCTGTTTGAACCGTGGGATGAGGTCCCGTTTCCAATATCGTGACGATACGATGCTTCTGAAGTACGATTTGATGCGATTATTAAATATATCGTCCATGTGCGGAGTGATCAGTTCTTTCAAAAAAAGATTCGGAGACAAATTGCGTAATGTGATCATGCGCGTGAAATCGTCTCTATACACATTCAAGTAGAGATGAACGGCATGCAAACTTGTGATCGCTTGTTTATAGTCCCGGGCATTACGTATCAGGTTGGGAATATGCTGTTGGATAGCGTCTGATACCATGAGAGAACCGCCTGCGCCCGTCATGAATATCGCATAGAGTTCCATGACTTTGTAGTAGATCATGTGTCTCTGGTTCGGCGAAACATTGCTATATTTCAGCGCAGCCATAAGCGGGTACTTTTTGATGATTTCTAGTTCTGCAGCTGGTATTTGTCTCATTAGACGAGTTTCGGTCTTTTTTCGTTTATCTTGGGGTATGTTCAAAAACGCCGCGACGAGCCGCTTTCTATAGCCAGAATACTCCGGAAGTTTTCGATCTAGTCCCTGGATATATTCCATTTGTAACTTAAAGAATTCCTTACCAGTGCTGTCTCCCGTATTATCCACTATCTTATGAAATTCGTAGATTTCCAACATCATCCAGAAGTAAATGCTATACGTTTCCGCTTTTTGATCATATACCTTGTTTTCCTTCATCTTTTGTTTTGCCCGGTCAAACTCCATGAGTAGATTTGAAATATTAGCATCCGTATTCGGACAAAGAATGTAATAATGATAAGGTATCTTTGTCAATACTTCGTCCACAGCGAATTTTAGATCGTTACTGATATCCCGGATGGTCTTGTTGAACGTCAGCCGCGAGCGCAGGAAGGATTTTCTCGCATTTCTTTCTTGTTCATGCATATCGAACATGAGTCTATTGATCGACATTTCGCCGCGCTTTTCGTCGTTTTTCGTCGGCATCGCACCCATTTTTTGCAGGTAGACTATGAGATTCTCGTAAAATTGGTAGTTCGTTACGGTAAAAACGTGGATCTTACCATCTGGTGTCTCATAGGACAGGTTTTTCGTGTCCGGCGGGTTTGCTAGCAACGTCTTATAAAACAGGAAATACTCCACAAAAGCAACTTTGTATTTATCACGATAACGAAACACCGTATTGAAATTCTTATACTTGAGAGTGGTATACTCATCATCGATCAGTTGTTTGGCTTGTTCAAACTTTTCACCGAGTCGTGTGAACACTTGTTGTGAGTAGATGTGATCGAGAGTGGCCAAAGGATGTGTCTCTGTGTTTGATAGATAGGCAATCATGTCAAAGTTGGAAAAGAGCGTATCGTTTTCGGTGAGTATTTTCTCAAACTTCTCCTTACGAAAGAAGCTGAGTGTGAAAAGATTCACCACGAATCGTGGATAGCCCTTGAAAATACAGTAATACAAAACGTATAATGCAACGATTAAAGACAATACCATGAACACATTATAAAACATATTTCCAATCATCTTCATCGCTGGACCATTATCACCACTTTTCGATGGCCCACCACCCATTTGCATGAGAAATGATAGGTCCTCCATGAAGGTCTTGAGCTTACTAAACTCGTAATTTTGTAAAAGGTCCATACTTGCTTTTACTAAAGATATAAAAAAGATACTACACCGCAGACGTCTCTGGCCTCCTGTACTTCTTTGGAACCGCCCCTGGCGGGCGTCTCTTGGTCGGCACCTGTTGCCATTCCGTCGGCGCTTTCTTGGTCATCTCTTGTGGTGGCGGCGGGGTAGGGCGCTTTAGGGTCACGAAGTCACACATCAGGGCACCCCCATTGATACCTGTCACGTTCGTGGCCTGAAGCCCGTTCACACCATTTACGATATTGAATTCGATATACTCACCCTTCTTTAGCGTCTTATAGTTGCTATTAAGCGGCTTGATACCGCTATGGTGAGCGAAAATATCCGTTCCTTTCTTGTCTCCATCGCAAATCGTCAGAAAACCATAGCCAAGCTTGTCACTGAACCACTTGCATTGTCCCACATACTTCACGAGATTCACCTCCTCTAGTTCCTCCAGGACTACAGGAGCTTGCACCGGTTCAGAAGCGATTTCAACAGACATTGCTTAATAAGATGAATGAGTTATTTCCTTATATAGTTTTCTTTGGGACATTTTGTCGTGTGAAAACAGCACAAAAAAGTGTTCCGAAAGTATAACGAATGACTCCGACAAAAATCCTCGTATCGTCAATAGTTATTCTTTTATGTTTTGTTTATCTTCAATCGTACTTGGCGGTCAAAGAAGATTATACCATCTTGCAGACATGGCTGGAAAAGGTCAGTCCGGATACGCTTGCAGATAAGCACCCTATAGTCATATTCGACCAAATCGCTCGCCCGGACCAGCTCTTGTCTACGTTATTTGCCTATATGTATGTTTCCGTCGTGAAGTCTAAACACGGTGGTGCAAATATCGTGAGAAACCGTGCAAAGTATGCGCTTGTGTTCTCGGAACGCGCCACACAGATTCATCTCATCAGCCCAAAGTACAAAAAAATAGTCAAACATGATGCTGGTCTTGCCGATCAAGATCCATCTGTGAAGTATGTAACGATCAAGCTAAAACCCCATCAACTCGTGATTCTGCCTATGTCATGGATGTTCACATGTGATGACTGCGAAGCCATGTTTCTATACGATAGCATCAGCTACGTTTTGCGTGGCGTTTTTTAAAGCCACCCGCAACGGGCTTATTCGTCACGACCAAACGTATGTCTGATTCAAGAATCTTTGCCATATCTTTCGTCTCGACCTCCGCCATCTGCTCCTTACCTGTTCTCAGCACAACCTCCGTCTTGGATGGGGAGAACAGTTGGGGCGGCTGCTCGCGCCTCAACATGTCTTGAAATGTCATCAGGATCGGTATCTTAACGCGGTCTTTGTATTTCGTGAGTATCTTGAGAATGAATGTCGCCAATTGAAGCTTATCCAGAGGTGTCACGTCGTCAAATATCACCAACTCAGGAGAGTTACTCACGACAGAGCGGACCACATGATAAAAGAGATGTGCACTCGCGTGCTGGGTGACATCATCCGTCATGAATTTGAACTCGGAGATTTCGTTGCGGTTTATGTAATATAAGTAGTAAATATACGACCATAGGTATGAAATATAGTGTTCTTCTAAATGGGGGAGGAAAAGCGCCGATTCTCGGATGCTTCCATCAGATAAATCGATCAAACCAGCGATACACATGCTCCTGGTAGTCGAAGTGGTCGCTCTAGGGCCAGATAGGAAACCTATACCAAACACTTTGTAATTGCGAAAAGACAGGCGCGCCATTTGTAATAATCATAGACATTTTCTTACCTTGACGCCACTACAGACATTATCTTTCAACATTTTTGTGTTGCCTTGGATGAATAAACGGCGCGTGGCGGAGAGTGTCTCTTCGCTTTTTCGTGCTTTGCAAGCATTCACATCTTCGATGACGTCATGATCCGCTTCCACGCATTCGAAGAGGTATGACATCGCGCTGGTGTTGTGGGTTGTAGCCACCATAGCAAGAGGTTCACATGAGACTTTACCATTGAAGCCTACGATGAAAGATACGAGAAGCGCAGGAAGTCGCTCCTTGATCGTTTTTTTATTGGCTTTGTAAAAGAAGAGGTCGCTCGAGTACCCGACAAAGTCTTGACAGTCTTGGTTGCCTTCACACCACTCAAAGATGAGCTGAAAACATACGCTCGTGATTTGGATATTGGGATCCGTCTTCGGTTTGAAGATCCGAGACCGTGTGAGGTTTAATAAATACACAAGCACGCGCAAACATCTGTCGTTTTGGCGCAACATGAAAGTATCTTTGAGGAGCGACAGATATCTCATCCCATCGTTGTTTATATTGTCGAAAATAGGTGTTAGGGGCGACTCATCAGATGTGATGGGGGATGGCATCTGACTCTGATGCATCCAATGACGTATGACACTTTCATCACATTTCAAGACATTCACGTCATACTCCCGATGCTTGCTCTGTTCAAGGAGTGCCTTTATAGCATCGACGTTGCCTTTCTTTGCATGTTCATGGACTTTCATGATCAACCACAGATTGTCGTCTATATGGTACTTGCAAAATGTATGGACAAGAAGCGCGAGTTCCTTGGCTTTCATTTTTGATCTTACTTTTGATTTTTTGTAGCTATATCCAACATGTAGTGATAATCGAAAAGCGTTTGAAATACGTATTTCCGCACGATCACTTTGGTGCTCGCAACGATTGCGTCGAGTTGTGTGCTTGTCAAGTCTTTGAGTGCCCATGTCTTGCCCGTGCCGCCGCCACACGTCACGATTTCGTAAAGCAACCCTTCTATCTCTTTCAGGTTTTTCTGATAATGATCGCGCATTTGCTTGTAAGCGTCCATCAAGGCTTTGCCCATAGCGGAGTTTTTAGGAATGTATTTCTTTTCGTCGACGAGATTACAAAAGCTGGCGTCGAGGACGGGATTCCGAGGCTCTATTTTAACAAGGGGGTCGTTCGCATAGCTGGTGGGGACGCGGGCGCTTATTTCGTCCCTGCTCGCTGGACCTAGTGGGACACATTGCAGAGGTTCTCCATAGTGACGTTTGAACATGAACGCTAACATCGACATTTCTTCTTTTGAGATATTGCCATTGCCGAATGCCGTGCAGACTTGGGTCTGAATGGTTCGTTTTGAGGACCTACCAAACATCGCACGTAATATGCCTAGGAATGCTTTGCCTTCGTATCGGTCCAGGACAAATTGAATGAGGAAACGGAATCCCGGGAGCTTGTTCAGATTTAAACGCCGTTTGGACGTGGTGGGGTTGTCTATTTTGTCGAATTGATCGCTATTACAGTACTTGATATGTATAAAGTTCTCGTCGACTGTTATATTGCGAAAGATAATACCGCTAAAGCTATTATCGCCATTGTTTTCCAAGTTATAGATGTACTTGATCAGCGTGAGAATATATAGTATTCTGACATAATGACTCGAGATTCTCTGACATATCTCAGACTTGGGAATTCGTGATATCTTTTGACGAGGTAGGAGAAAGACCGTGGAACCATATTCGCTCAACTCCACCTTTAAATGTTTCGAGAGCTCCTCTTCGAACACGATTTGATACTGGTCGCAGACCACCTCGGATAGAAAGTTATACTCTGGATTGATAAACGTGTTTTTTTCATTCAAGATGTTATTTATGATCTTATTGATCGTGTCCGTAGATGGAAGAGGTGCAGGCGTAGATGCCGAAATTCCCATTTATTTAGTGAGAGACACTTTTTTGCACATCTATCTCAAGATAAAGCGCGCGCGATGACAAAGTAGAGATATGTGGTCACGACAGCGATCGTGGTAAGAGTGGTCTTATCCACCATGTATATGGACTCGATATCGAAGGTCGCATAATAGATAAATAGCAAGATGCATGCATTGAAAAAACGCGTCACTGAAAAAACGTGTCGCGGAAACAAGCGCACCAAAAGGGCGATGTGGATAGCATCAACCACGAAGAAACGCGTCCAACCCGATACCACGTATTGTTTCCCAGAAAACCAAAAGGTATATTGTCGAGGCGTGACGAAACTGATATACACTCCTACGGCAAAAACTACGCAAGCAAGGAAAAAGAGATCGATATGGGGTTCGAAGGTGTGTTTGAACACGGCGACCAGAACCAACCAACCCGTAAAAAACTTGTGTAGATCTGTGTCCAACATAAAATCATATAAGAACTTTTTATCATATGATAATAAATGACGGACACACAAGAAGATATCCTCACAACGACTGCTGATCGATATGTCCTCTTTCCCATCAAGTACCCTGCAATTTGGGATATGTATAAAAAGGCCAAGAGTACGTATTGGACACCCGAAGAAGTCGATCTGAGCAAGGATAACGATGACTGGGATAAGCTCAGCGATAACGAACGCTATTTTATCAAGAACGTGTTGGCGTTCTTTGCTGCCCAGGATTTGATCGTATCTGAGAACCTAGATACACGCTTTACCAAAGACGTCAAGGTTCCAGAGGCACTCGCCTTCTACGCCTTCCAAGATGCAGTGGAATACATCCATAGCGAGAGTTATGCTCTCATGTTGGATACGTACGTGAAAGATCCGAAAGAGAAGTCAGAATTGTTCCATGCCATGCACAATCTGCCATGGGTTAAAAAGAAGGCCGAGTGGGCCATCAAATGGGTGAATGATATGAATTCACCGTTTGCGTTGCGTCTATTGGCGTTTTCCATCGTGGAAGGTGTGCTATTCAGCGGTAGCTTTTGTTCCATTTACTGGTTGAAAGAGCGGGGACTGATGCCCGGGTTGACGACATTCAACGAATTCATCAGTCGCGACGAAACGCTTCATACGGAGTTCGCTGTACTGTTGTATACGATGTTGAAAAACAAGCTTCCCGCGGAAACCGTATATTCCATCATGCAAGAAGCAATCGAGATGGAAAAAGAGTTTATATGCCAAAGCCTTCCTTGTGAGCTACTCGGAATGAATGCTAAACTCATGTCCGAATACATCGAGTTTGTGGCGGACAGGCTTCTCGTACAGCTCGGGTATGAGAAGCGCTACTTTGCTAGGAACCCGTTTCCGTTCATGAATCGTATCAGCCTGGACCTCAAGGAAAATTTCTTTGAGTCACGTGTTCAGTCTTACGCAAAAGCCAATGTAGGAAAAAACAACGTTTTTGAGTTTAAACTGGATGAAGAGTTTTGATGCTACTTGATATTATATTTCTCAATCAAGTCTTTCGAGAAAAGAAGGCCTCTATAATTGAATAGCTTTTTATGACATTTGCACAACGTCACCTGCGAAATATCGCAGTTCTTACTGATATCCGCCTTGTTGATATCGAGATTGCATACGTTGGCTACCAGGTAAATCACCGCGGCGCTGATGCTCGGTGGCGTATTTTCGCTCACAATGCCAAGTTCATCCGCCTTGGCAACGATGATTTTACATAGATCCCTGACCTCGTTAGATAGACCGATTTTTGACGTAAACCGCATGACGAAATCTTGGGGCGTAGAGGACTCCATGTTCATTTTGAGAAGCTCCTGGAAGCGTTTGCAACTCTTGGTCATCGTCGTCAGCTTGAGGTTGAAGATCTTGGCGATCTCTTTGGCGCTCCGGGGAACTTTGTTGGACTTGCATGCCATATAAATACTCGTCGCGATAAGACCGCTACGGTTGTCTCCCCGCATGATCTTATTATCCGTTACTTTCTTATAGAATACCTTGGCCTCTTCGATGATCGACATCGGAATACCGCTATTCACCGCATGAATCGTGATGTTATCGAAGATGGAACATAAGGTACGATCTTTGTATGTCATGGAGTTCCACATATGATACTTACGAATGATACGCATGTTCATATTCTCTCCATACTTGTTGCTGATCATCGTGCCCATTGCAAATCCAGAAAGCAACTCGTTCACAGGCATTCCGCATCTCGATGGGTCGCCACTCTTTCCATCCTCCCCACCATAGTAACGCCATTCAGCAGTCATATCGATAAAACGTTCAGCGATGCTGGAACATCCTTGACAGATGTAGTTGCCATCTTCGAGAACAAAGTCTTCACATTGGCAGTGCTCACAACACACAACCGATCCGGTAGACGCTGGAGGAGAGTCTTCCGCATCAGGTTTGAGATCTGCGATGAGGTTCCAGATATCGTCCATTAGAAAATGATAAAGTTGGACTATTCAATTTTCACGCCTTAGCCTTATGTAGTTTTTTCAGAGAACGTGATATGCTTTTTCACTTCGGCCTTGAGATCGGTAGGAATCCAATCAAAGTCGATGAGCCTACGATTATTATTGTATTTTTCGCGAGCATCTGGATTCTTGGCGAGAAAAGCTTCGAACGCCTCGGGATCGTTAGCATATTTTTCGGCGGTCTTGGGGCCGACGCCCTTTTTGATCGAAGGTATGTAATCGGATTTATCGCCCAAGATGCATTTCGCGATCAGATACGTTGCGGCGTTTTTGGTTCCTTTGATGCGAGAGGCGATATCGGTATTTTGTAGGTTGAACAACTGGACTTTATCGGGTTCATAGAGTTGGATATAATCGCAGTCGTTCGTGATGATAACGATGTTATAATCTGGATGAATCTCTTTGATCGCTTGAACGCATATGGCTACGACATCATCCGCTTCCAATCGATATCCGTTCAACGTATGAAACCCATGCGCCTCTTTAAGACGCGGTATGAGACTCTCGAACGTATACTTCCAGATGTGTTCGTTGAAGGTACTGGTCCTACCGTGTTTGTACTCTTTGTGGTGATCGAAACGCCAGATATCAGCCCGGAATCCATCGAGACATAAGACGACGTTCGACCATTTGACGTTGTACTTCTTGACAAGGTCGACGAGCATCGCTTCGAACGTCTTTTCATATGTCTTCATAAACGCTTCGTTTTTGTGAAGCGTCTCGAAAGATGTATCCGCCTCTTGACGCTTTATCCAACTCAAGACTGCGAAATAACGGAAGAATGCGGTATAACTGGTATCGATCAACATGACGCGGGTGCTAGGATCGATTGTGATCATGTTGTATTGCTGTGCGATAATGCATTTAAATACCATGCACCCGATACTTCAATTTTTCTTTGGTTCTTCAGATACGACGATGCTGGCGATGATAAAGAGAAGCACCCAAAAGGCAACGATGATACCTTGAATCCATGCCCAAATATGACAGCCACCAACGACCATGCAGTTGATGCTATAAATACTCAGCGCGATGGGAATCAATAAGATAATCACCAACAAAACACGCGCCCAAAACGTATCTTTGACGGCCTGTCCCGCATCGTTAGTATATGTGTTGTTCAGGGGTAGGAGAATGACAAAACTTAAAATAATATAAGATATCATGGCGAGAAGCGCAGGTTTGGTGATTTGTGCCATTGAGAACTTCATTTGTAAGTATATGAGAGAAAAATTTGATATAAGAGATACGAATAAAACACATAGTAGACATGGGGATTCCGCATTACTATAGGTCCATCGTACGGCAACATAAAAACATCGTGATCCAAAAAGCGCCCCCCTGTCACCGTTTATTGATCGATTTCAATGCGGTGGTCCATCAATCCGCAGCGTTATTGATCAACGAACGACCTGGGGATGTTTCTTATGAAAACATCATCAAGGAAACAATTATGACGACGAAGACATTGATATCAGTTATGAATCCAAGAGATATCATTTATATCGGCGTAGATGGAGTGGCGCCTCGCGCCAAAATGGTCCAACAACGAAAACGCCGTTATTTGACTTCTTATCGGAATCGGCTCATCAATGACTACATGGAAAAACACGCCATCAAGTCGCTACCGGATTGGGATTCAAACGCGATCACACCAGGGACGCGTTTCATGGCAATGCTCGATAAAGAACTGCACCGGTGTTTTGCGGATGACACACGAGTGATCGTATCTGGTTCGAACGAGGAAGGGGAGGGCGAACAAAAACTATTCGATTTCATAAATACCAACAAAGACACCGGAAAAGTCAATCTGATCCATGGCATGGATGCCGACCTCATCATGTTGTCGCTTTTATCCGATCAAACGATTTACTTGCAACGAGATTCCGAGGTCGTAGATATCCAAGCATTTCGCCTTGGGATTTCTAAACACATGAGGTTCGCGATTGGGAACTCGGCCCATGACTTGATGCGCGATTATGTGTTCATGTGCTTCTTGTTAGGCAATGACTTCATTCCTCACCTGCCTTTCATGAGGATTCGGGATGGTGGGATCAATGTGCTCACGAAGATTTACACCCAAGTTCATCAACAACAACAGTTGGTGATATGTCACGATGACCATAAATATTCGATAAATAGGGAGATGTTGACACGTATCTTTGCAGAATTGGCTAACAATGAATATTCACGTATGAAAGTACACGTAGAAAAGTTCAATCATCAAGTTGCGACGTATGTCCCACGGAAAACTCATAACGTCAAGGAATATAGTACAGAACTCGAAAATTATCCCAAACAGAATAAGCACAAACTCTTGGATATCATACATCAAGAATGGCATCAGCACGATTGGATGCAACAATATTATAAGCACCTCTTTGACAGCGCGGAGAGTAATAAACATGTCAGCGATTACCTCGAAGGTGTGATTTGGGTTTTCAATTACTATTTCAACCGCAAATACGACCGATTTTGGTACTACCGACATCACGTAGCGCCCCTGGCGTCTGATATTCTCGGGTGCATGAACGCATGTGATATAGCCGCCATGACTGAGCGACTGAAGATGAATCGATATGAGTTCATGTTGACGCCACCTTTACAGCTTATGTGCGTATTGCCCCCACAATCTGCAAGTTTACTGCCAAACGAACACCAAGATTTGATGAAGGATCCGCAACATGGGTTGGCCTGTTATTATCCGACGGGTTTTGCGCTATGTACGTTCATGAAAGATTTCATGTGGGAATGCACCCCTATCCTTCCCGACATCGATATCGAGAAAGTGCGCCTAAAACTCGATTCGAATATTGGCCTGAGTTGATTTGGTAACCCGGCCGGAATCGTTAGCATCGTTGATAAAGTAGAATGACACCTTTTTGTTATTCGCGTATTTCTGCGTGCTACGAAGCGCTAAATCAAAGGTTCTGAGTACTTGACGAAATACGGTGATGCTCTTTTTTTCATCAAGGTCATGCAGGTAGATACGTGCCTTACATGGCAGATAGTAAGACTCGAGCATGTCAATGTGATCTTCTTTGATCTTTTCGACTGTGGCGCGATTTCGCAAGTCGGTCTTGCAGAAAGACGAATGATCCAGTATCGAAGCAAGGCCAAATGCAGTAGCAAGCGAATTTGCGTCCTCTTCGCGTATCTTGGATTTGAACAACTGGTTGATTTTCATTCTATTTTTATGCAAGGATAAATTACTACATGGACAATAAAATGACATGTTTTATTCGGGACAATTTGAACGTGGATTCTCTATCGGACCAACGATTCAAAGAGAATATCAAGGATTTTACGGATTGGTCCGAACCGCTCATGGCGTTGCGCCCTGTCACTTTTACATGGTCGTCGAATGCCCCATCAGCAATGAAAAAATATGTGGACGACATCGGGTTCATCGCCCAAGAAGTAGCAACAGCATTTCCAAACGCACATGATAGCAGGCCACTCGGAAGTCAAATGGTCGAGGTCGTGCGCTACGAAAAACTCGTGCCGTTACTTGTCGCGGCTCTACAAGACCACCAAAGACGCATCGAAGACTTGGAGAAACTCATTCGATCATCTCTAATACCTCGGACGCTAGGCCCTTAGGATCAGGGAATGGTCCGCTAGCAAAGATTCCCAAATTATCAAAAGACAAGTGTTCGTTCATGACTTTGACAAGATCACCATGCGATATACTTTTGATAGCCGAGAGAACATCTCCAGTAGAAACACGTTGAACGCCAGATTTAACCAACAGGTTCTTATAGACATCGCCTATGAAAGACGTTACATAGTCGGGATTGTTGAGCGCGAGCTTCAGCTCATTATGAAAGCTCTGTTTGAAATATGAGAATATCTCCCGTGAAAAGCTCGGTTTACGAATCGACCGCAGTAACTCCATGATGATTCTCACGACTAGCTTTATATCAGGGCTCGAGCTCGAAATAACGATCTTAAACAGTGTCATTTGTTTCATAAACTCGGCAGCAGAATGCGGGGTGTATACGAGACCCCGTTTTTCACGAAGTTCTTTCATGAGCAGCGACTTCATACCGGCACCAGATAACATATGATGGAGGAGCTCTATGGTGAGACGCAGCTTTAAAGACGGCTTATCAGGAAAGAACGCGAACGTGAACACGTACATGGTTTGCTCTTGATCTTTGTTGAATATGATCACTTTGCGCTCGATTTCTTTCTCAATCTGTGGAAGAATGACCGGTGTTTGTGACCTAGTCATCCCGCCTTTGAAAAATTCTTCTACTGGTTTCACAAGATTCCTGGGACAGTTCACGACGATGATGGCATTACTGTAATGTTCTTTGTAGTATTTCTTCAGATCCGCCACGGTCAACGCCCTCAACGACTCTATGGTGCCAATAGTCCTCCGCATATAAAGGTGTGAAGATGACAAGAGCGTCAGATTTGACATCTCCCATATGACGCTTCCTTCGGTATCACCGTCACTTTTATAGAGTTCCTCGATCACCACTTTCCGCTCTTTTTCCAGATCATTTGACGTGAAATAGCTATCAAAAACGATCGACGATATCAAGTGAAGCGCTTGTTTATAAGCAGATGCGTCCGCTTTGACGTAATACATCGTGGTATCGATATCCGTAGCGCCATTTATCACGGCTCCCGAACGTGTGATCGAATGTACAAGTTCTTTCGTTTTTGGTGTTTGAAAGAGCATGTGTTCCAACATATGAGATATACCTAGCTTCTTCTCAGGTTCCGTGACCCCCCCGGCGTTTATAAACACAGTAACGTGAAACACATTGATCTCGTTGTTTATGATGTACAAACTATCAATGCTCATATTATTATTTATTCTCATAATTATTTGACACGTCTTAGATTCTTCAAAGCAGATATGATTTCCATGAGGCTTGGGACGCGCATTCGTGAGGGTTGTGAGGGCGCCGGCGGCGCTTGCGTAGATGGCTGGACGGCTTTCAAAGTTACTGGGGGCTGTGGCCCCGAACCCACTTGATCCATCGCCATCTTTTGTTTGACCGCCGCCATAGGAATACCCATGGCCAACATTTTCTTATACTTCTCGGGCATGTCATCACCGGGATTCTGTGTCGTCGCGACTCCAGGTGGAGGTGGTGGAGGCTGTGACGCGATACGTTGTATTTGAAGGAGTTTCAGGACGAGACCGTATCTCTCATCAAACGCGTCCAAGTGCCATATCATGATCATTTTATCATCGTTCCTCAAATCATCAAACGAGATGCGATTACGGTTTGAATCATAAATGTGGATATTGCGGATATCATTCCTGACTTTCCATGAGGTACGTTCTTTCCCATGTGATATGTTGTATTGTCGGTGCAATCGTGAGTATATGTGCTGTTCTATATCATTCATCATCGTCTTGAAGGTATCGTCGTTTGTTGTGACGACCGTGCTCATGAAAACACCGGTCCTTTCGAGACCATATAGTGACATCATATTGGGTGTTTGAATATAGATGTTGATATTGTTTGTGCCATACTTGAGATCAAAGACCAAGTTGCGAAGGTGATAGGGTTGTTTTATGCGAATAAGGTTCTTAGAGATAGGATCCGCCAGAGAAAAAATTTGATAACCTGTCATCTAACAATATACTAGCATCAAACACTTATGATGGATTCAAATCCGATCTTCTCTATCTTGACGAATATCATTATCAGACAAAACAGACAGCTCCTGATAGAGTTGGCCAAGAAATACGAGCTCGATGAAGAATACATGTTGCAGAAATACTTGCAACCTGCTTATTATTTACCGGTGATCGTTAGTACGAGGCCCAAACCACCCTCGACCTCATGAACGCCGATACTCAATCGCCGAATCCAATGCCTCTGCACACCTCCTCCAACTCTTTTTCTGCGTATCGTAGCATGAGCAACGCCTTGCACATCGTGAGTGGATGCACCCCCCCTCTTATATAAGGCTATGTTGCAACAGTATGGCATCGCATGAGTCAACCCAAGATGATCGTGGCTTTCACAGCAAAAGGCATGGGAATCGGCAAAGACGGAAAGATACCATGGAGCATTCGAGAAGATTTGGCACGATTTGCGATGGTAACATGGGGGGAAGCAGTGATCATGGGAACAAAGACATGGTTATCCTTGCCCAAACGCCCTCTTGTAGATCGATGGAATATTGTCGTAACAACCCAATGGCCAAATGTCATGAAAGTATGGAATGATAATACGCTGATCATCCATGAAAGCGAACTCAGCAACGTGCATAATCTTTCCAAGGCCAATATCTTTTGGGTTATCGGTGGCGCTAAATTATATGCACGATATATGGGCATTGCAGACGAAATTCATGCTACAGTCATCCACAAAGACTTTGACTGTGATGTTCATTTTCCTCTCAAGGGGTTCAATGCGTATGTTGTATACTCTTATTCCGAGTTGAAGTTTTCTGATACTGAGAATTGCACCTATCGATATGTAATGTATAAAAAGTCGGATAACATCGAAGAAAAAGAAGACATATACCTGAATCATGTAAGGCGAATCTTAGAGCAAGGCGACCATCGAACGGATAGAACCCAGACAGGAACGATTTCCATTTTTGGCACACAGCTTCGCTTTGATATCTCCAGATGTTTTCCCCTGATCACGACCAAGCACGTTCCGTTCAAAGCGGTCATCAAGGAACTGCTCTTCTTTTTGCGGGGACAAACGAATAGCAAAGTGCTCGAAAAACAAAATGTGCACATCTGGAAGGCCAATACCACGCGCGATTTCCTCGATAAACGAGGTTTGACGACGTATGCTGAAGGTGATATGGGACCGATGTATGGTTTCAATTGGCGTTATTTCGGGGCAGAATACAAGGGGTGTGACGCAACGTACGCCGGCCAAGGCTACGACCAACTCTTACAACTCATCGAAGGCTTGAAGAGCGACCCCTTTTCACGGCGTCACATGTTGACGACGTTCAATCCAGCAGAGGTCGATAAATCAGTACTGGCGCCATGCCATGGTATCGTGGTGCAGTTCTACGTGCATGACGACGCCTGTCTGAGTTGCCATGTGTATATTCGGAGTTCCGATACGTTCCTGGGACTCCCTTTCAACATCGCGAGTTATGCAGCGTTGACCTACCTCATCGCCAAGATGTGTGATATGCGCCCACAAAATCTCATCGTATCTATCGGAGATGCCCATATCTACAAAAATCACGTGGACCAACTCCGCGAACAACTCGAGCGTGCTCCGTACCCCTTCCCATGTCTTGAAATCGCTGACGAAGTTCGTACAAAGTCATTCGAAGAAGTCACCGTAGAAGATTTTACACTTGTTAATTACATGCATCATCCTGCAATCAAGGGAGTCATGGCAGTCTAGCAGCTAGTCAAACGTGAGATACATATTCTTCATTTTCTCTTGCATAGCATTGTAACCAATGACGCTATACTCCTTTAGTTTCGACAGGGGTATGGTGATGCTCATATCGAAGAGTTGGATCCAAGATTCATCGTCAAACTCCAAGTTGATGGTGTTTTGATGGATATCGTCTTCGATGACCTGATTCGTAAGCCTATTATGAATGCTATTCATGAGAAACTTGACATAATTGATAAAGTTATCACATGCTTGGTAGCCTTTTGAACGTATATTCACTGCCAAGATATCCCTCGATACTTTTGCTTTTTTGAAATAGTTGATAGGAAGGTTATCGTACAAGGCACCATCGATATAATATTCACCATCTATGACCACTGGACTGAAGAGAATAGGGATCGAGCAACTTGCCCGTAGTGCCAAGGCAACCGGTCTATCTGGTGTTGTATCAACAGACCAGTACTCGGCCCTTTCTTTGGTCAAATTAGACACACACACGACTAGGTTCTTACCGGTCATCTTGGCAAAGTCGATGAACGTAATGTTCTCATGGTGCGCACCTAGCTTATGCGTGATGATTCGTTTGATAAAGATTTGCAAATTATTTCCGCTGAAGAACCCGTATGTAGAAAGCACATTGAAAATATCTGAAGACGCCAAACACCGTATCTCTTCATCTTCGCACATATTGATCCTGAAAAACTCGATGATTTCATGTGCGGTGTATTTGAGCGCGATAAAGGTGCATAAAATAGCGCCGGCAGAAGTGCCTACCAAGTTTATGACATGTTTCAACATGTTCTGTTCCTCTAAAAACTTGATGACCCCGATCACCGCAAGTACTTTATTGGCGCCTCCGGCGATCACTATGCTCGAGAAATGTTTATATAGCATGATAATTATTATGGCAATAGATAAATATAGCACCATGAAAACCCAGTTGAATATCATGGACCTACATCGGAGCATTACCGAGAAAAAAAATCGGATCAATGAGAGCTTTGAAAAGGTCCTGAAAATCATTCACAAGAGAATCGTATCAAGCGCGGATCAACGCAAGTTGAACTGTTACGTAGAAGTCCCATCGTTCGTTTGTGGTTATCCGGTATATGATTATAACATGTGTATCGAGTATGTTTTTGAGAGTCTAAAGAAAAACGGGTTTTATGTAAAGTATTACTTTCCACAATACTTGTATATTTCATGGGATTTTGATGAAATTAAAAAGGGGAAGGCCGTGGGGCATGTTGGGACGGAGAAGGCCGTGCGTGATGTCTATGGTATCGATAGTCTCATGGCGCGGCCTTCTCTGCCGCAACAACTGCCGCAAAAGAGCATAATCGGAAAGGGTCTGAGTTATCAGCGAAAGGGCGCTATGGGGGTGACTGCAAAACCTTCGGGAAAATTCACACTCGACCTTTAGTGCTAGTGCAACATCTGTCCGATCTTGACGAACTGTTCCATCATGAAAATTAAGATTACCCCCGATATGATATAGAGAATCACATCAAGAAACCCGGTCGCTGAGGACTTTGATGGAGGCTCGTAAAATTCTTCCTCAAAATACATCTTGTTCTCAGGCTTCTCGTAGCCCCCAGCAGAGACGATCTCCGGTTCAAGGGGGGCCGGAGAGGGCGCCGGAAAGCGTTTGTTGAGGATATCCTTGAACTCCTGGTACTCGGGGTTGGCGGGTTGCTCGTCTGCGTCCTCTTCGGAGCTGGTGGTAAGTGGTCTGAAAAAAGAATCATACTCATTCGAGAAGTGTGATTTGAACTCTGGAAGAGGCGTCGTACGGTTACTGCATTGAGACTCGTACGCTGCAGACATGAAGTCGTTTTCGAGCAGCGAACCCTTGTCGTAGATCGGAGCAAGATCGTTTTGTAGCGGACGCATATCACTCGTGTCGATGTTGACATGTTTGGCACTTTCGCGTGATGCCGCTCGATCGCGCTGAAACCTCGATTTATCATAATTCGCTGCTCGCACCATATCAAGTTCGTCGTAGTTACCATTCCTTTGACCCAGTTCATAGAGATTACATAGGACGTCTTTGGATTTTTTCTTTTTCTTTTTCTGTAGCATAGGATTCAGAGTCCCCCATGCATCCTCTATTGAACTATATCCTGGATTATGCACCATAGTTTACTAAATCAAAAGAAAATAATTATATATATTAAATGTACCACAGGGCATACCTCGAAGCCATCGCTGTTTTCATTGCCACGTATTTCACACTCGTATATGGCATCGGCTATAGCGTATTGCCGATGTTCTTGGTTGACCTTTTCGAAGAGCCCATCGGTATTTTCGCCGCTTACATGGTCGTGTATGTCACATCATTATGGAGCAAGGTACTCGGTCTTACAATGCTTATCCTGGTGGTCTCTTTACACGTTCAACTGCTGCCACATTTATTTTCTAGAGAAATAATAAGTCCTTGACATCATGCTGGCTCATGTTTTCGAATACATAGATTATTTTAATACCAACAAGTTCGTATGGGGTCTGAGCATGTTGCTGCTCAACTTTGGTGCCAAATATGTAGTAGGCGATCTTGGGAGGATTCATGAGATGATCTTGGCCAGCGAAGTGACCAAGAAGATCATCATATTTTCCTTGTTCTTTGTAGCCACTCGTGATATCATCACAGCGTTCATATTAACGTTGATATATATATTTATTATCGACGGATTGCTACACGAAAAACGCAAGTTTTGCATCATCCCTCAGTCAACACTGGCGCCGGCGCCAACCCAACAACCACGTTTATACGAGAGTTACATTACACTCCGACCAACGAATTTTGTTACACCTTTGAACAACTCAAAGATGCATGTCCATTGAATGTTGGTTCTTACCGAGTGTATGGAACGGCCAGATCCTAGGATCCAATCTAACCGTTCCTATGCCAAGAACTCGTCCTTACGGACC